CTAAACGTCCCACTTTTTGCCACCCCTGAAAAAGTGGGACATTTTTGTTCCCAGTTCACCCCTCCCCAGGGGCGCCCTTGAAGTCACCGCGAGCGTGCCGAAGCGCTCCTTCAAAAGCTTCTGCAACCGCGGCCACTTCAACCCAATCAGCTGAGCTACTGCACTTGTCTTGAGCGACTTTTGCGAGTCCTTCCAAACCTTCAGGCTCTTGTGGGTGACCGTCCAGAAGCGCCCTCGCCATATATATAGACGCGCAAATATCATTCGAATTCATTCGTATCTCCATTTGTTCGTGACCGGATCTTGCCAGATTAACCGGAAGATCGATATTGGAACAAAGTGAGAACAAATTTCAGGACTGGATATGTCACGTCGCAGTGGACGCGGTTTCATCAACACCCAGGAAGTGCTGGAAAAGCTCTGCGTTGGCAGAGCTGGAGCTGTCCAGGTCATGCGATCGGCAAAGATCGGATCGCCGATATATCGCACAGCCATGCACTTGAGCGAGGCGATTGACGACATGGCTGAAAAGCTGACCGGCGATCGAACCCATTTTCACGACAAGCCCGCAACGACCGCGCCACGGGAAGATCCGGTGAAATGACCTTTCATTTTATTGCTAACAGAACATCTCCCGCCAGCTGACACCCCCGAAAAAAACATCCGAAACTAGCTGCAGCGAATATTACGCCAATCCAAGCTGTGATGGATGCCCACTTATTGGCGCTGGTAAGCTTCGGCAGGTTTATCGATTTTGTTTCTTCGAAGTGCTTCTTATTGGCTTCAAAATATTCCGGCATGTGATCACTATGCCACTTTACATATTCAAGTCTTTGCAGGTTGTCTGAACTTTCAGCGATAATCTGATAGTTGACATATGCAACAAAACTGCAAACTCCCGATGCGACAACGCCAAAAACGAAATACGCAGCAGGCCAATACAGACTTGAAGCTGCGACACTGTCGCCGTTGTTTGAAAAGCCAATCAATACTGGAGGTAGAGCGAACAGAGCCGCTCCATTCAGGAGAAACGCACTTCGAACCGCCAGCATCGCGAAATTCGCGGACATTTGATTAAATGCGATCCCACGCGTATTTGCGCGGTCCAACGACTTGTCATATCGACCTGATACGATCTCTTCGCCTTTGCGTGTCACCTTCAAGTGCTCCATCGCAGTTCTTGATTGCATCGTAAGAAATTACAGAACACAGGCTATATCAGAAGGAGCAGAAAGGCGAGCAACGCCCGCCTTTTGCTTGCACACTGGAGGCAGTGATGGAAATCGCCTCGCGAGACAATTTACCTGCGGGGAACTCCCCGCCAGATTTCCAGCAGGTCCTGCGCAAATGTCTTTGGGTCACGGCTTGCCCTCAGGAGGAAAACCGCGATGTTCCTGCCCGTCATCGCAAGAATTCCGGCCATGCCGTAAGCCCACATTTCACCAAATCCGAGCAGAGCCCTCACCGGCTCTCCGAAAACGAGCGCAGCAATAAACCCGACAAAGAAGGTCATGCAGCGATCGCGCGCCGACAAGTCCTTCGGCAGAGCCGCACCAATCATTGCGAAGGCCGTAATCGCCGCTATTTTTGTAAGTGGCAGGTGCCAGATCCATTCGAGAAAGTCTTTCATTCCACATCCCCGCCTAAGCTGTTTCGATAGGTGTCGTGCCAGATCGCGCAGCGCGCGACCCGGCTGTTCGCCCGGCCGAGGGCCTGGTCTGTTTTTATGAGCGCGACATCAAGCGGATCGCCGAGAACAACGCCCGATCGTTCTCGCTTCCTGCAGTCTTCCGGCAACGGCGGATCTGTCTGTGACTGCGCAGCCGCCGCGCCGATCCGTGCGCCGGCCGAGATCGCCCGGTCCCTATCGGTTTGACAGGCGGTCAAGAAGACGCTGATCAACAACATCACGGGAAGTCGATTCATAGTTGTCCAGCTCCTGCGCTTGGATAGTGGCAATGGCTTCAGCTTCCGAGAGTTGTCGTTGGAAGGAGAAATTCGCCGCCTCCGCGGCGTCGGCCCGTTTGCGAGCCGCCGTCAGTTCGGCCTCGGCCGCCGCCAGCTCGACGTCTGCGACGTAAGACGTCACAGCGGCACGAACGGCACTCGACTTATCCAGCCGGTGCCAGGTGTAGAGCGCCGCCGCAACCGCAAGAAACGCGAGCACGACGGCGCCGGTTCTGGATTTCCAGACCGCAACGGCAAGCGCCAGCATCAGCCGTAATCCTGAGGCGAAGGTGCTTTCGACATCAGCTGCTTGCCCACAGCATCGAGGCCGAACGCGGCAACGGCAAAGGTGATTACCGGAGCAACGAACAGCTCTGCCCAATCACGAGCCGCCGTGCCACCGCCGTGCAGCAAGTCATAAAAACAGAGCGCCGCCAGACCAGCCAGCAGCGCCCACGCGGTTTCCCGCTTGTAGGTCTTCACCATGGATTTTCTCTCAGTCGGGGATGATCGAAATTCGGTCGTCGATCTGCAGTCGCCAGACGCCGTTGAGGCACCGAAATGTTCCGATTGAAGTTGAAATGAACTGTCCGCGCCGCTCAATCAGCTGCACTTCCAACCCGTGCCATGCATGCCCCTCAGGAGCCTGCACGACACATCTGTTTCTGCGCGTCACCGGGTAGCTGCGTAATCAGCCGGCTCAACGCTATCCGCACGCAGGGCCGGATATCTGCGAAACGGGAAGGTCTTCGGCCAACGGAACGCGATAAACTTGCTTGCAGGAAACGAGCTGATCGTGACCGCGTTCTGCTGGTTGCCCCCCATCAGAAAGACGCGGCGTTTCGCGGCGTCATAGCCGACAACAATGCCGACATGTCCGGAGTTTGCGGTCCAGCGAATGACGCCAATCGCTCCAACCAGAGGGCCACCGGCATCCATGCCGAACGCGCGCCAGTTCTGAGCAAAGAACGGATTGGACGGAACCGGCTCATCCGGAAGAGTCTTCACGATGCAGGTTTCAACGGCATCTCCGCACCAAGGCAGCTTCGAAGGATCGCCAAGGAACTTTCCGAATTTGAGCCATCCGGACAAGGCAGTCTTGTCGCGGACCTCGTGCAGGCCCATGCGCCGATCCATTTCCTTGAGCCAGGGCGGCATGTCCTGGGAAGGAACATCACGCGTCGCCACTCGGCCGCGGCCGTTCGGCGACTGCCGAAGAAGTTTGATCGTATCACTGTCCGCAAGGCCTGACACTTTCAGCCCCTTGAGAGCTTGGAACTTCTTAATTTCGCTGGTGGTCTCGTTTCCGATCTCCCCATCTTCAGCGATATCTGCACCATGCAGGTTAAGTCGCTGCTGAAGCCATTTTTCAAACGTCAATGTGCTCATTGCGCCCTCCATCGTTTGGGCATGAAAAAACCCGCCACTTGGGCGGGTTGGGTGAATTCTGCGATTTGGATCGACCGTCAGCGGCTGTCAGTTCCTGCGCCATCCTGAGGCTGTTGCAACTCCAGATCAGTCGTTGCGCCGCCCGTTCGGCTTGCTGAGTGCGTGACGGATACAATCCGGTAGGTGCCATCGACACCAGCCCGCGTTCCCTTCAATTGAAACTGCGCCTCGGCCTGCGCCTCAGGCATCAGATCAAGAGTGACCCGGCCTTTTCCGCCCTCGCGCTCAATCTGCGCCTTGCGAGCCTCGGCTATTTCCTTCGCCTGATTTTCATCGTGCGCGACAGACCGAACAAGATTGACGGCTTCGGCACGCTCACCAGCCTTGCCCGCATCCGTCTTGTAGATCAGCGGCAGCCCCTTTTTCCTGTCGACGTATGGCACCTCGACGGACTTGAACACTGTGCGTGTCGACAGCGGCTCGATATCCCACGAGATCAGGTTGCCGGACCCATCCGGCTTGAAGAGACCGGAGATCATCGGAAGGCCGAAGTCCTGTCCATGTTTGGCAAGAACTGCCATAGGGCCGCGAAGCTTGAAGGTAGCACCGAGTTCGCGGGCCAGTTTCTCGCCGATGTGCAAAAGGCTTTCGCCATCCGCTGCGATATAGTCGCGTGCGATATTTGCTAAAGCCGGGTCGATCTTCATTTCGAAACCGGCCCTTTGCCCCAGCTTCTTCAGGAAGTCCCCGACCGTCCCCTCATCCTGATGAAGGCGCTGCGGCTGCTTTGCCTTGCCTTTCACGTCGAAGCCCTTGGCAGAGACAGACAGCGATCGGCCACCGGACCTGTTGCCGGAGGACTTCACGCTGTCAATCACACCGGAGAACACCTGAACGCCGTTCAGCCGAACCGCGACTTTGCCGCCTGGCTGCGGCAGTTTGATCTGGCCGCCGGCATCATCGAGCGTCAGCGAACAGCTGTCAGATGAAGCGCCGGCCTTGTCGGTCACCGTGATCTGCTCCAGGTAGTTCGCCATCTTCGAACTCACGTCCTGACCGTCGATCTCAACCGCCCATCTCGTTTTCCACGCCATCAGATCACCCGAACAAGGTTATGACTTCGCGGGCCTGGACGGTTTCCGCAGGAAGGTCTGGCAAGACGACATCTGTGCCAACCGGCACATAGACACCGATCAGCTTCGGATTGAGTTTCATTGCCTCTTCAATGAGAGCCAGGCCGCGCAAACCATGCTTGCGCCACAAGATCAGATCGAGCGTAAGATTATCGCCCACGATCTTTATTGTTTCGGTCATTATCACCCCAAGATGTCGAAAAGCTGCAAAAGCGAAGGGATGACCTGCAGGCCGGTAGACTGCTGTGCAGGCACCTTTTTTAGGGAAACCGAAACCCGAACCCTTGCGCCGATACCGTCCCGCAGAAGGTCGCTGTGGTGGTCGCGAAGGCTCACAATCATGTAGCTGCCAAGCCGCACCCCGTCCCCGCGCATCACCGGTAAGGCAGCGCCCTGTTTCATATGAGAGCGAAGCGCTTCCAGTTGCGGCAGACCGCCGATTTTCGCCGGCAGGAGCTGACCGCGCATGCTGAGCGTGTCATCCCCCTCGCCCATGAACTCCGCGCCCTTGAGGCCGTTCAACAGAGGCTTGAAGGCAATGTCCGCCGAGCCCGACCGGCTGACAGCATCAAAGGCAAACGGGTATGTGTCGACCGCGACCGCGCCGATCATGTAGAGCATGCTTTTCCCCTTACACCACTGACCAACCGGTATCGGCCTGAAGCCCTGCCAGCTGCGAACGGATCTCTTCACCGATCTTCTCGGCAATTGCCTTGGCGTCCTGCGCGCCGTGAACGTTGATATTTTCGATTGAGAGGCTTACGGATTGCCCGCCACCTTGCTCCTGCCCTGCACCGGCCAGAATGCGCTTTGTCGCGGAAGCGCTGTGAACGAACCCGTTACTGTCAGGCGTGAACAGCTCATCGCCTTTTTCCGCCGTGCGGTAGGTTCTGCCGGCGACGACTGGACCGCCGAGGGCGCGAGCCCCTTCAATCTTTGGCTGAGGTACCGCAGGGGCTTCACCGCCGCCACCGCCGAGGAACGAAGGCCAGCGGAAATTTCCCGACAAGTCGATGCTGCCAATTGCCGAGACGATCCGATCCGGGATTGAACGCAGGAAGGCAAAGAAACGTGTGAAGGGTTCGATCAGGGCGTCGACAAGGACTTCACCAACCCGGCGACCCGCATCGCGGAACTCCCCTTCCATCTGGGCGGAGTGATCCTTGATCGTGAAGATGTCGCTGATCCAGTTGCCGACCCGGCCAGGTATCCCCATCACAAATTCGACCATGCTGTCGAAAGTGGATGTCATGACCGAATAGGCGGTGTTGAGCGTCGAGCGGATTTCCGCCTCATCCAAGCCAAACATCGCACCGAAGTTGACGATCTTTTGTGTCGCCCACTTTCCGATATGATCGGCAATGTCGCCCGCAAAACCGGCAACCTGCTCTACCAGCCTGCCGAGACCAGCGCCGACGACCTCGGCAAATCCGAGTGTGTACGCCTTGATCAATTCCCAATGGTGATAAACGGTTGCGGACAGCGCCGCGATACCGGCAACCAACAAAAGGACTGGCCATGAGATACCTGCAATCGCTCCGCCAATCACAAGAGCGGCAGCCTTCACCGTACCGGCAGCAGCAGTCGCGGCGGCTGCGATAACGCCAAATATCGTCCCGCCGCCGGTAGCTGCGCCTAACATCGATGCAGCGAAGACCGCAAGGCGAAGCCGCTTTGTGGCCGCAAGGATAAGATCCGCACTGCGGCCAATGACAAGCGCCGCATTCAAAACCCCGCCCTTCAGGAAAAGGAAGGAATACCGGCTTGCGATGGCGGCAATATTCAAGGCGACGAGCGCTGCCGTCACGCCGACAACCGCAGCAGTCACCTGCGGATAGGCAGCGGCCAGATCCGCGATCGCGCTAATCGTAGGCATCACCGCCTCGATGATCGCTGTCAGCGCCGGCAGCAAAGCATTGCCGATCGCAATGGCAAGTTCGGTCATGCGGTTCTGGAAACTTTGAAGCTTCGCATTGAAGGTCTGCGAACGAACCTCGAATTCCTTTTGCGCGGAGCCGAGATAGTTGGTTTCGCTCGCCACCTGGCCGAGGGCATTCTGCAAAAGCTCTGCGTTCTCGATCAGCGGCATGACGGCGCGTGCCTCATCCCCGAACAGATCGGAGATCGTCGAGGCCTGCAATTCCTTCGGCAGCGCGCGGATGCGCGCAATGACATCCTGCAGTGTGCCAACTGCATCCTTTTGAAGGCGCTGCGCTACGTCCGTCGCGGACAGGCCGAGCTTCTTGTATGCCTCATGCTGGCGCTTGGACGCAGACTCGCCACGCGCCAGCGCCTTGGTCACATTGCGGAAGCTCGTGGCCGCAACATCAGCCTGCGCACCGGCCGCAACCATCGCCGAACCAATCGCCGCAACCTCGCGCGCCGAAAAGCCCATGGCGGTACCTGCAGACCCAACCCGCCGCATGAAGTCCAGCAAGTCAGCAGCCGAGGACGCAGACGTATTGGATAGGTGGTTGAGCACATCAGCCAACTCGCCGGTCTGTTCCACGGTCAGGCCAAGCGCGGTTTTGATCTTGGCAAGGCTTTCGCCCACCTGGTCGGCCGACAGGTCGAAGGCAACGCCAACCTTTGCCGCGATTTCAGCGAAGGCGAGCAGTTCCTCACCCTGCATACCGGCCTGCCCGGCAGCGGCAACAATCTCCGCAATCCCGGTTGCAGCCACTGGAATGACCCGGCTGAGTGCAAGGATATCGGCGCTCATTTGCTTGAGCCCGTCCGGCGTGTCGAAATCAACCACCTTGTTGACATCCGCCATCACCGCTTCGAATTCGCGGGCTGCATTGATCGGCGCAGAGATCGCCTTGGCGAGCACATAACCGACGCCAACTGCGTCCAGCATCCGGCCGCGCATGGCATCCATTGCCCTGGCGTTTGCATCGACGCGCAGGCGCATTTCGGTCAGGGACTGACTGACGGCGCGCGCCGGACGGGACACGCGCTCAATCAGCGACACAATGAGTTGTGACGTGAGGGTTGCCATTCTCGTTGGCCTCTAGGTTGTAAAACTGATACGTCAACACCACCCGCTCGACACGCAACGGTTGACGTGCTTTCCTGCGCACTATCCGAACCAGGCGGCCCGCACCTGCGGATAGCTACTTTTCTGATTGCGAGCGGAGTTGAACTATGAAGAAGGCTGGTGGAATAATTGCGCTAATTGCCGGCATTTTTGCCGTGCTTGCAGCATTGGTAACTCTATTTATTGGTGGCGTAGCAACTGCCGTGGAGGCGGATCAGGCCGATGTTGCTGTCGGCCTTGGTTGGGGCGGTATTGTTTTTTCGTTCCTCACAATTGCCCTGGGAGCGGTGGCGATAGGATCGACATCCCGGTGGCCCGGTATTCTTCTGATCGTTTGCGCCATTGCCGGAGCGATCCTCGGTGGCACGCTGGTAGCGGTTTTCATGTGTCTGGCCCTTATTGGCGGGCTGATCGCAGCCTTGGGCAAGTCCCCGCAGAAGGAAGTTCCGCAATGAAACTAGCCGTTTTCGCTGCTGTTGCGTTGTCTGCCCAACCCGCTTTTGCTTGGAGCGAGTCAGAGCAATATGACGCCGCAAAGCGGTTAGGTTCGGTCATTGCAGCAGAAAGCTTCTGCGGCATGTCCTACAAGCAGAGCGCCATCAGCGGCTACGTCGAGCGAACGGTTCCCGCCGACGACATGGGCTTTGCGTCCATACTGGATACCGAAATCTACAGCGCTAACTATGACCAAGGGGAAATGGAACAGTCGCAAAAGACCGCTCACTGCACACAGATGCGCCGTGTGGCAAAGTCATATGGTTTCATAGACTGACCCGTTTTTTCAGGCCTTACAACGTGGGCAGGGTTATTCCCTGCCCTTCGTCTTTTTGGCTTCAGCCTCGATCTGCAAGACCTCTTCGACATGGTCGAAATAACGGAAGAAGGTTGGAACGTCCCAGTCCTCGATTTCCGTCAGGGACTGATAAAGGTACCGCGCGATCTGCGCGGCCATCAGTCCGAATTTTGTGCCCGCCGAGCCATTTCTGCCTGAATGCCTTCCCTCAGGCCGTAGTTCATCGCCTCTTCCGTCACGAGGCTCATCTTGACGTCCTCCCAGGACTTTCCCATGAGAGGTGCGACCTGTTCTTCAAGCGCCGCATAATCATCGGCATTGAGATCGAAGATCACTTCCGCCGGAACACCTGCCATTGAGGCGTAGACAGCCCCGGTCTTTTGCAGAATGCTTTTGTAATCATCCGCCGCGACGAGGTCCCGGACCTTGCGTTTGCGCGCGAAAGTCAGCTTGTCGAAGGTCTTGCCGTCGTGCTCGACCGGCTCTTCGAGGGTAAGTTCGACGGGAGCGATTTTCTGAGACATGTGGTTTCTTTCAAAAGAAAGGCCGGGACTGAGCCCGGCCGGTAGAGGTTGCGAGGAAGGATTGAGTTACGCGCCGAGCGCGCCGCGCACGCCCTCGAACAGATCAACACCGTTCCGGCGAAGGATGCGTTCCCAGAAGTCGATGTAGAACAGCTCCTTGCCGTCGAGCGTGAACTCGAAGTGCGTCACTTCCGTCAAAGCGTGGTTGCAACCCTGGAAATCGACCGGGTCGCTTTCATCGGACTCCCATTGCGTGACGGCACCTTCGATAACCGCGCGAGCAGGTACCTGAACTCCGGTATATTTCTCAGTGTACGCACCCGCAAAAACCCATCGATCGCGCTCACCGAGACCGCCGAACACCTCGGTATCGAGGCCTTTGACCATGAACTTTGGCTCAAGCGCCTCAATGCGAGGCAGGGTGAAGTCCGTAGCCATCACGCTCCCGCCAGGGTTATGGCCTGCCGTCGCGAATTTGATCGGCGGGATAGTCAGCTTCGAAATTGTGTGAACCCTCGACGTACCGGGCGTTTCCGCACGGCGAACATCTACGGCTGTCAGCATGTATATTTTCTGCATGATCAGATCCTGATTTTTCGAAAATCGTTAGTCGTTACCGTGTCAGCGCCGATCAGAGATCGTTCGACAGACGGGCGATGATTTCGTTGACGAGGTTGTCGACCGCGGGTCGGTACCGGCGGATCTCGTGCTGAGCGAGCTTGAAGACCGGGCACGGCTCAATGCCGATTGTCAGCTTGAGCCGGCCAAGGCGGATGTTTTCCGGGCTGTTCTGACTGGCCTTGAACATCTGGTCCTTCGGCGTGTAGCCGAGAATATTGCCTTCATTGACATGATCACGCAGCGCGAATGCAATCGAGTTGATCCAGGACTCCGTTGTGTCCGCATGAATGCGGCGACCAAGGAACTGGTTCGTGATCTCGATGATCTGCGTGATGATGTAATCGGTACCGCGCACCTGGTGGATCTGCTCCCACAGTTCGCCGGTCTGGGCATTGTCCGTACCGATGAAGCGATACCCGCCATCGGCAATCGCACCATCAACACCGGTTTCGCCTTCGGCCACGATGGCGACGTTCGCCGCAAGCAACTGCTGGCCCTCGGTGGAACCGTCCAGCGTGGAAAACGGGATCTTCCGGGAAAGACCGGCAAGGCCGTACAGCTCACGGTTTGCAAACGGGTGGAACGGCTTGCCGCCGCCAACCTGGTTGTCGATCCGCGCCATCAGACCGGCAACGCGCGGCATCATCGGACGGGTGACAACCTGCGCACCATCCCAGACCTTTGCCGCGACACCGATCGGCATCAGACGTTCCGAGGTCATCGTCTCGCGCGCGTCGATGGCGTTCGCCGCGGAAGTGTCGTCGACGTCGACAGGGGCGACAGCCATGATCTTGCCGAGGTTGGCTTCCAGCGCAGCGATCACCGGGTTGGTGGTTTCGAGATCCGGGCGCCAGGCAGTGCGACCGGCAACGACAATGCGCGGGGTCTTGTTGACTGCGGAGGGGATGCTGGCAATGCCGTTGACAATGGTGGCAATTGCAGCCGCGGTCGCGGCGACGTCCACGCCCTCGGCAACGCGAACGATCGTCACATCCGCTCCGGAGTTCAGATCGGTCAACTGATCGTTGATCCCTTTGACGGCATCAGCCAGCAGCCCGGTACCGAGGGCGGACACGGCCTCGGCATCGCTGGTCGAGATCCGCACCGGTGTATCGGCCGGGTATTCCGCAACCGAAGCGTCCTCGGACGTTTCGATCAAGAGCATCTGGGAGAAGTCGGCACCAAGCGCCGGAACGATCTCATCGTCCGGGCGCGTGAAGCTCATTCCAAAGACTGGTTCGGTCATCTTTCCTCACAATCAGCCCGACAACCGGGCACAAAAAAACCGCCTCACGGGCGGTTGCGGTCAGGGGTTAGAAATTTGCGGAGCTGGTTACGGCCAGAGCGCGACGATCTCATCGAAGTCGGACGGGACCGGGTCCATTGCCTTGATGGCGTTGGCAGCGAAGATATGCGCCGACTTGTGATCGAGGACAGCTTCACCGAAAGCCATCATCGTCTGCGCGTCCATCTTCACTCGGCTATCATCGGCCGCGATCCATTCGAAGTCGCCAGGGCCACCGTGCCAGGTGAAATCACCAGGCTGGGCACCGTCGATCAGAATAGCCGACTGAGCGCGGGAATAAGCGCCCTGAATGTTCTCGCGATCTTCCGGACGGGTCTGGAACAGTACGCCGTTGAAGTTAATGCCGGCGTCAATCCGGCGATCGCGAGCAGCGTTGATCTGATCGTTGGTTACGCCCGGCACCGGTTTCAGGGCCGGCTTCAACAATGCCGGAACTTGCGCCGCAAGGAACGCGGCGACGGCTTCGGCCTTGCCGTCATCCCGGATCGGCCACGCCCAGTTGCCGGAGCGCTCGTCACTGTCCTGCGTGAACGTCACGTCAACGCGGGTTTCGGTTTCATCGGTGAAGTGGATTTCTGTGACCTGCATCCCTAAATCTCCGCATCTACGTTAATGGCTGAGAACCCACATCGCGTTGTTGCCCCGGCTACGGTATCGAGCCTTGCAGCGAGTTCTATGTATCCGGGTTCGGAAGTTACTGCGTGAGAAGACCACGTCCCCACGTTCGAACTGAACGTATAAGTGACGTCAGGATCTCTGATCATTGTGGCAGGCAGGCCTATCGGCGTTTGGTAGTAATACCCCGCAGTCTGCCCCCGAAGCGTAATCCCCGGTATGTGGTAGAAAAACCTCTGGCTCCGCAGCAGTTCCATACTGGCGTCCCGCAGTCCCTTCAGATCTCCCGGCACATTCAGAAGGTTCCCAGGGAACACCCCGAAATTGGCAATATCGAAATCAGCGGCTTGCGGACCAACATTGAGCGGTTCGGTACGAGCTGTCCCCATGGAGAGCCAGAAAAGCAGCTCGTACCGTGCAAAGTTTCCGAGTGCCGAAGGTGTCCAAGCCGGGACGTTGACCAAAAACCTGTTGCGCTTCCAAATCCCGGTCGTGGTCATTGCATGCGTCTTGTAGTCAATGCCATTTACGTCATCGGCAGGGTTGCCGCTGTTTGCTGCAAGCCTCCCTTCGATGCCCACAGTCAGCGGATTATTCACACGCCCGTAGAACTCAACAGTGTACTGCTGATTGGTCATCCTCTGCGGATAAGGGAACTTGTATCTGAACCCGGCGTAATGCTCCGTTCCGGCCCCTCCAAGGGTGCCGTTGAAAGAGACCCGTAGATAGTTATCCGGGTTTTGCGGAACTTGCCCGTGGGCAGGCGTGAACGCCATGTCATCGGCAGAGAAAAGGCCGGGAAGTTCCGAGGCAAACACCGACATCCGGTCATGAACCAAACCTGTGGTAGTTCGACTACCCAGACCGCGCTGGTTTACATCCATGAACCCGTTGATTACGAGGTCCTTATTGGGGCCGAATGGACCATCGATCAGGCTTTGGGGGAGAAACGTCATTTAAACCTCCGCCAGCAAAAGAAAATCTGCTTCGAAACGGTTGATGTTTGCCCCGCCTGTCCCTTCGGCGTAGACCGCAAATCCATTCGCAGTGACATCGGCCACAATCTCATTTTTTGTGTTTTGACGAGTGGTGACCGTCATGTCGATATCCGGAACTCGGTGCATCGGCGGCGCAACGCGCACGTCTTCAAACAGGAAATCGACACCGTCAGGAATAGTGTTCTGATGGCGGAAACCGAAATTCACAGAATCGAGTTTTCGCGCAAACCTTTGGCACCGCTGATCTTCCAAATCTTGGCCCCGGTAGTGCCGCGTGACGTCTGCCAAGGTGTCGAACTCGTCGCAAACATCACCTTCAAAAACCAGAAATCCTGTGTAGTCCAACCGCCAAGGGTCGGTGCTAGCATCGAGCAATTGCCCAATTCGCAGCTTCAAAAAACTGTCAGAGAGCAAGTCAACCCCGTCGATCTCGGGGATATCCAGGACCACTTTCTTAAGCGACCATGTTGCATCCACGCTGAAGCTCTGGCTATCCACGGTGTAGCGCTCTGGCGTAGTTGAAGCCGCCCCAAAAAACTGATCCGCAGAGACAAACAAACTGCCACCGGCAGGGTTCACGCCACGGGCAAGAAACACGACAGTGATTGTGTCACCCGCAAACTGACGTGCGCTCGGCCACCGCTGAGCCACACGGCAATTGTCGTTGCCCACCGTGACATCGAAACGCAGGAAATGACGGATGTCGTAAGGCATGCCATCTTCACCTCGCGGCAATACCTCTTGCGTAACAATGCCGGTGGCACCTGATAATTCCAGAACCCACCTATCGAGCGTGTAGCCGTCTAAGGTGTAGGACGCCTGCCCCCTGACGTTGTTCAACATGTATGGGTTCCAAGAGTGGTTCCAGCGGAACGGCTTTTCGCCCGATGCCGTGAGCGCTTGCCTGATCAGGGCGAGTTCCGACACGTCTTTCGACAACTGTGCGAAGCCTACAGTTTCGAGAGACGGCATGCCGATCTCAACAGCGGTCAACACCAAGGCGTTAAGCGTAATCCCCTCAGGAGGCTTGTAGCTCAAGGTGACGTCCGAACCGGCCAGCGTGAAATCTTCGTGAAGCACCGAGACCCCATTGAGATTGAGGATCACGGCATTCTTTGAATTTGGCGTTGCAGGAAGCGTGAAGGTGTCGGTCTCGCCATCGCATTCATAAGACGCCACAGAAGGATCGACGGTAGGTGTCGTGACTTCCTGGACCAGCTCGGCAAGTGCCGCCTGGACGTTGTTCGCGGAAAGACCGTTGATCGGGTCGATAGCAAAGAACGCGGCCTTGGCGGCAACAGACACCCACTTCTCATTGAGGTATTGCAGGAGCATGCCCTGTGTAGCGTCGGATACGTCCGTATCTTCCAGCCCCGCTAGCGTGCCGGACACGTTGGCAATGCTGTCTGCCAGCGTGTTCAACTCGGCTTGCAGGCCTTCGACATCGTCAATGACATGGCCATGATTTGCGGCCGCAACGCCAGCAAGTGCTGTCTGGAGCGCATGGATAAAACCATCGATCATCTCCATCGCCAGAATAAGCCGGGTGAAGTCATAATCGACATCGTTGGCCGGGTCCGGCATTGGAATGCCGAGTTGTGCTGTAATTGCGTCGGTTGGCATCAGAACCTCTTAGTGACCGTAAGCACGCAAACGCGCGATGGAGGGACGCGCGGCAGGCGTGCCGTTGAGGGTGACTTTCACGCGGCCGCCGTTGGGGGCGGAAAAGCCTGCAAGATTAAGCTTCGGTTCCGTCCAGCCGCCGCCAAGCGCGCGGGCGCTCTCCTGAACGAGCGGCTGCCAATTTTCATCCCCATTGCTGTCAACGAAGATCGTCACCGTAGCGCCGGCCGGCTGCCAGCGATCGAACAGCGCTCGTAAGCCAACCGGACCTTCGATCTTGAAATTCTTCGAGACATAGTCCGCTTGCTCCTGCACCTGCCCGCCAATGATCGTGGTGCCCGGCCAAAGGACAGGCGACAGGTACTCGTTGCCGTTCAACACGGCGCGCAGAGTGATCGTCTCGGAGACATATTCATCGAACTCGATGGACTGCCCTGAAGCGAGCGGGATCACATCGCCATTGGCGCGAACAAGCTCGTACCGGAACCTGGTCTGATCGGATTGCAGCTCGACCGTGCCGCGAACGACCAGGTCGGTGATCGCCTCGATGTCGCCCTGGTACAGATCTACGGTTTTTTCCACCGGACTGAACTTGGCTGCGACGATATCGATCTTGAGATCGCTTTTCGGATGCGCCACCCAAGTGGTGCGGTTCGATCCGGAGAACAGGTCGCCATTGGTATAGGGCTGCGATGAAACCAGCTGCTGGGATTCAGGAACCACCTCACCAAGCGTTGCGATCTTGAGGGCGTGGTCCGCATCGTCGGTCATGATGACAACGCAGTATTTTTCCGAAGCACTGAGATAGTGCGGCGCATCCCAACGCGGGCTGACCTGGTCACCAGGCTGAACGCCAACCATCGGAATGAACGTGGTCGCCAGAACTTCATTGGTCGGATAGCCGTTCAAGGTCCGGGCGAGCTGGCAAACCAAGCCATTGGCCGGATCTCCAACCTCGGCGATCTCCACGTCAAACCCGAGCATCATGCAATCCACCGGCGGGACGAACGTGAATGCCAGTGGATCGCCGTTCATGCCCCCTTCGCGTCCGGAGCCTTCACCGGGGCCGCGATTGTTGGACACGTTGTTTACGTTGGTGACACGCACGATATTGTTGATCACGTTGACCACGGGTGGCGGCGCGGCCCTGGTCACCAGATTGACCCGGCGCATCACCTCGACGGTGATTTCACCTGCGCCAACGAAGGACGCCTCGGCGAAGCCACCGGCTGCGCCTTCCGCCCGGATCGCATGCGTTCCGGTCGGGACACGGGGCGGGATCTGGAATGTGCCTTGCACGTCACCGTTGGCACCGGCAACAAGCGGACCTGCTGGCGTCACGTCCCGCCCTGCGAACAGAAGCTTTTCCAACTCTTCGTTGGGGGCAAACCCTTCGATCGTGAAGTCGATATCGATCTGCCGCAGGAACTCTGCCGCCCGTGTCGTCTGCCGCACTTCTTCGGTAATCGTAGTGCGGCCCGGAGACTGACCGGGAGCTGCCGTGAACTGGCGCGTGATGGACGAGGTCCACTGCGTTTCAGTCGACGTCCAGAAGTCGTTATTCGGGTTGAGAGCCAGCAAACCCGGCATCGGGTTATAGTTGGCGTACGGGTTGACCTTCATGGACCCGGTTGCCAGTGGCTGCGAGATGATCACTTCTTCGGTGTAATCAAGGATCGCGAGCGTGTTGATCGTCTCGACAAACTGCTCATAGACCGGCAGCTGCAAGACGCCCTGGTTGGCGGCCGCTGTTTGTACGACACCCTCATCGCGGTAGAAATCACTCCAGAAATCATCCGTGAAGATGCCATCGGCAGAGATCGCAGCCGCGTCCGGTACCGATTGTTCCATGAGCGTCCGGTTGAGCTGATCGGCGAGTTTCACCGTAAGCCGCAGATATCCCCAAAGCTCATCATAGGTCGGTACACGGGTGCCGTTGTTGACGATCTCCGGAGCGCCGTCCCACGTGTTGTGGATCTCGGCAATCTTCAGGTAGCCCTCGGGCGGCTTCGGCGGCAGAGCGCCCTTGCGAGCGGACTGCCCTTTGACGACGCTCGGCGTGCCATCGATATCAAAAACAAGAACATCCTTGCGCGGGATCTTCGAGTTGTAAGTCAGCAATGCCGTTTCGTCGGTCACGCCGCCTGACAGCGTGATAGTCGTTGCGTCGAAGGCATCCGGCGCGACCTGCTTGAAATACCGATAGGTGACGACATACGTGCTGCCGGCAGCCGGCTCATCACCAGCCGGAGCCCACGAAATATTGTCGCCAGACAGGGAATATGTTGCCGGATCAAACGTGGTCGCGGCCTGCGTGACGCTTATGATTTCGACAATCGATGCTTCCTGCAGTTCATCCAGACCGTTGGGCACAGGCCCGCGCGTCACGTTCTCGGAGATCTGCATGGTGACAACCGCAGAAACCACGTTCGCGATCGGCGGCCTTGCGACTGTCAGAACTGCTGTGCCGCTGCCGCCATCGGTGAAGGTCTTCGCCTCGGCCGAGACCAGTTCAAGATCCGGATCTTGGGTCTGGAACAGGGTGAAAGCGGTTTCGCGCGTGCGGCGCCAGCCCTGAATGTTCGCAGCACCGGCACCCACCGAAAGGATCTGCCGGTCGTTGCCGTCATCCCCAAGCGCACTGACTTCACACCCTTCAACGATGTAAGAGCCGCGTGCGCGGTCGTAAATGGCAGCGGTCGCAAGAATGCCATCAAGCGCAGGCGGAGCGGTCTGATCAACGACAGTGCCGTCGAGCAGCTTGTAGACCTGAATAAACTGGCCTTCGCCGCCATCGTTCAGCAAACCCCACTCAAGCGACCGGTTGGTCCGGTAAGCACCCGGTTCCCCTTCTGCATCGGTACCCGGATGCAGGCCGACGAGAGAAGCATCTTCCTCGTGACCGATGCGGGTGACCACCTGGCGCACGCCGACGATCACGTCGCCAGAGATCGGAACATCATCAAACTGAGCGGCTGCAACGGAAAGAACATGACCGTCAATGTAGATTCGGCCGGCCTGCAGGATGATGCTGGCCGTGGTCGGAATGGCGTTCGGGTCTTCCGGGTCTATGTCGAATGCGACCTTGATTGCCGCATCGCTTTCCCGGTTGCCATTGCCAGCAACCAGATCGCCAATCGCCTGGATACGGCGGCCGGTCAGTCCCTGCAGTTCATTCAGTTCCGCGCCCTGAATGAAGCGGTCCTCGACAAATACCAGATCCGTCCGGGTGGACGGCGCGTCTGGAGTTCTGTCATAGGCTGCGGCAATGCCGGACTCGTGTTCGTAGGCCATCAGAACCTCAAGAAAAATTGGACGTATTCACGAACCGTCTCGCCAAAAAGGATCGAGATCGGCTGTGACGCGATTTCAACGCCTCCGGTCAGGCCGGCAGGCTCCAGCCAGAGTTGGCCGGGTTTCGACTGGTCGGTGACATCAGCGCCGAAGACGATGGAGACAGACGCGGCTTCTGAGCCGTAACCGTCGCCGAACCCGGTGCGCACAAAGACATGCACCCCGATCGGGTTCTCAAGGCTCGGCTCCAGAAAGTCAGTGCCGAACGCGTATCCGGTGAGCCCTTGTTCAACACCCCGGCAGATAGCCCGGCGATAACCAATCGTCTGGTCACCGTCATCGGCAAAGCGAAGCCAGCAAGGCAACGCCTCAATGGAACTCGCCATCGAGACCCTGCGGCCAAGCGCGGCGTCATCGGCCCACTTGAACGTGGCCGTTGCCCAGGGAAACTCCATGTCGGCCCAAAGCTGACTCGGTACTTCGGGAAGCCAAACACCAAGCGCGGTCAGGTCATCTTCCGTCAGAACGTGGGTGTAGCGATAAGCTCGACCGAAAGACCATTTCGGCCCCTTGCCATCGATCCGGACACCGCTGTCATCTCCAAGGATCGACCCGCTCAAAAGGGTTCGGCAACCTTCGGCGGCCGGCACATCGTAGCCATGGACGCCACGGCGGAATGTTGACCGCTCCGGGCGGCTGATCTCGACGAGGCCAGCTATGATGCCAAGATCGTCTTTCTCATCGCGGACCCGGTCCAGATCAATCTGGAACTCGGCCCATGCGAGACGCCGAGCTGGCGGATCTTTGAGCGTGCCGGAATAACCAGCAACCGCGAGGCCTTGGGAAATGGCTTCATGCGTGCCCCTCACCTCGCACCAAGGCCTGCGAAGCGCCAGAATGCCGCCATAGGTCGCGACATAGGGCTGGAGAAGCCCCATGCCGAACTCATGAACCAGATACGGCCTCAGATCGTCAGGCTGCACGCTATGCTTCCACCCGGAAATATAGCTCAGAGCGGGATCAATCTTCGGTGCCTGATCCCCTGCCCGATCGAGCGCGACTTCAATCGGTGTCGCATTGGACGGAAGAAGTGTCTCTGTCATCGACCCCGCCCGGCAAACTGAACGGTCACGTCACCAATCTTGACGGCTTCCTCCGGGCTTGCGACCACATCAGCCGCCGGTGCGTTGACCACGACATTTGAAACGCCGGACACCATTGCTGCCTTGCTCACCCAAGCCCGGTACAGGTCGAGCCCCAACAGGTTCTCCTGGTCGCGCGCCAGGCGAATGAGATCTGGAAGCTCTGCGAGAACGTCTTCCGAAGCATCCGGTGTCAGGGTGACCGAAAGATCAACCGCCACAACTTTCTGAACGGCGGAGATCACGTTGTAACGGTCGGACACCAGTCGCACCGCGGGGGCTTCAAGTGCTGCCCGAACAGTCGCAAGAAGGGACGCAGAAGCCGCGCCGCCAACGTCAGTTGACAGAACTGCAATGTTGACGGTCGGGTCTCTGTCTTCGGTCCATGTTGCGATATCGCGAACCTTGGGGCTCGATGCCATTGCAATGGCCTTGAACCGCTCATGGGTGCCGCCAGGAGACCGGCCAATGGTCGCCAGCTGAACGCGCTCACGCAAGCGCTCATCCGTTTCACCTGCGAGCCTGGCAACACCGTAGTGGGACGCCAAATGCTCAAGATCGGTACCGGTCGAATAGGCAAGGATCTGGTTCCGAGCGACATGGTTCGCACGGGTGCGCAAGCGGATCTCGCGATAGGAGAAGGCTTCCAGAACGATCTTGACCGGATCTGTTTCGAGCGCACCGACATCATAATCGATGCCTTCGGCAGCAAACAAATCCCTCACCTCATCAATGAAGCTTTGCAAAATGGTCTCGTAATCCAGTTCCTCAATCACTTGAGGATCTGGAAGGCTGGAAAGATCGATCACGGTTTACCCTCAGATGACCGAGGCCGAGGCGGAGCCGCCTGCAAAACGCACGGAAAAGGAAAGATTGCGCTCGATGGTGAAGTCACCAAGATGGCCGCGGGGCCGATAGTCCGCCTCAATGACGATGCCGACTGTCCCGCGGCGTACTGCGTCAGCCGAACCGCTGAAGGAAACCCGGCGCACATGCAGACGGGGCTCCCAGAGATCTATGGCGGTTCCGATCACTTGCTGCACGATCGCCATCAGTGACGGCTTGACCGCCCGGCCGAGCAGCTCAGCGACCCCGCCTCCGAACTGCCGGCGCATCACGCGCGATCCGATGCCCGTTGACAGGATCACTTCCACGCTCTGAAGCGTGTGTGTGAGATTGTCGATCGGGAGCATCGTCACGCGGTCAAAACCGGACATGGCTTATTCTTCGCCTTCTGCGGACCCGAAACTGTCTGCCGCAGCTTTCGGCTTGGACGTCAGGAGTCGCCCGAGCGACACGTCATGCATCGCCTCTCCCTCGGTCAGACGCAGTTTGCGGCTTTCGGGAATGCGAGCGGCGCTGATCGCGCTGACACCGTCAGCGACGTAATAAGTCTTCTTCGACATGGATTTCTCCTAGTGCGGTCCTTCGGTGTCCGCTCCGCCGGGGATAACCCCGGAGTGGACATGATCATCGCCGATGTTTGTGCCGTTGTGCATGACGTGCCCGTCCTCAAAATCGACATCGCCTTTGACCAGCAAGTTTCCTTCGATTTCAACGTCAGCGATGAATTTCACCAAGCCACAATCAACGGTCAAAGTTCCGTCTTTCAATGTGACTGTAGCGCCCAATCCCTTTAGGACGTTTGCCATCAAATCGGCGCTCGGCGCAGGATTGCTGTCGGTGAATCCACCTCGAAGTAACACCCCCTGCCGAATGTCACCGTTCGGGCTGAGAACACCGACAACTTGCCCCTTCGATAGAGGTATCCAAGATGATGTCTGACCGCCGCTTTCCGGATGCGGCAACCAGGGCGACAGAAACGGGCCGTCTTCATCGTCGCCAAGCTTGATCCGGTATCCCTTCGCAGGGTCGATCTCTTCAATAGGCCCGATCCGGATCATTTGACCGAACCGGGTTTTCAGCATCTCGATATCGATGCGCTGCCCTGTCAGAAACTCAATCATGTCCCTACCTCAACCGGCTGACCGCCCGCGACATCAATCGTCACATTGCTGATCTCGCTGTCCTCATCCGCATCTGGCACGTATTCAAAGCCGAGCGAACCGAGTTCGGTCAGGGTCAGGCCGATCCGCTCGCGCGCCTCTTCAAGATCCTCCGGGGACACCGGGATCTGATCGAGGATCAGCGCTCCGAGCTTCTGGTCATCGGCATCGCCAGCCGCGAGCAATGCGAGGAACCGTGAAAACGGCGCGCCCTCAGGCACGTCCTGAAGGAACTGCGGATCTTGCAGGGCGTCGACCGTAAACGTCAGCTTCTGAGCCGCGACACGCTCCCCTGTCCGGTCGCTGCCGGCGCGCTCACAGGTGACTTTGACGACGCGGCGGATCAAGCCGCGCAACACTTCCGCAGCTTCATTCTTCCCATCTGACAGACCAGACCGAATTTGCCGCCCCAGAATGTCCAGGTAGAAATCATGCATCCGGCTCGCATGCGGGATCGTCGGGAAAATGACCTGCATCTTTCTTCCAGGATGGTCCGGATCATCAACCTCTTCACGCATGGCGTCGGTGACACCGTATTCGAGGCAAAGGTTTACTAGGCCGTTCTCGTGAAACGCACGCTGCTCGTCAGGCTTGGCTTCCGCGTCATCGGTATAGACCGCGATGAAGCGGCCCTTTTCCGGTTTGATGTTCAGACCATTTTCGTCCTCACCGAGAATGCCGATCTCGCTGTCGAGCACGTTTGCACCGGCCACGGTGCGATCCTTGAGGGCTTTGACCGCGAGCATTCTGAGTGCGATCCGCACGAGGCTCATCAGTTCTCTCCCAGATTGATAAATAAACGGCCGTGACCACGATCATCGACGGATGAAACCTTCCAACGGGGTTGCCCAGGGCGGTCCAGTGCAATGACATGGTCATCCTTGCGGACAACGAGATCCGGATATTTCACCGGATCCGGTTTCAGCACAGCGCCACCCGTCCGGATATTGCCCAGAAACTGGCCGGAACGGTCACCGGAAAGCGATTGTGTCTGACGTCCTTCCTTGACCAAGGGCGCTTCAATCTCGCGCGCAGGGCGTTCCGGGTCTTCTCGGCCATCCTTCCACGAGACGATCCGCACACGTTCCGCGAAATCCCCATCGTTTCCGGCAATGACAGCGTTGTTGACATCGGCATTGCCGGAAAGAATTGGCATTTCGGGTTCCTTCGGACTTAGTTCGAAGTTTCCATTTCGACGATCGTGTCAGGCTGCTTGCAAACAGCCAGACGATTGGACTGGCTCTTCAACTCGTAGCCTTCCCCATGATCCAGCTCTTTGCGGGAGATGAAGATCGAGTCCTGGTCGGGCGCGTCATTGACATGCGCAATGTGATGAACCGGCGCTTCGAAGGTTTTCATCATGTCCTGTGTGCCGGCAGGATAGGCGTGGCCCTTGCCAGCCTGGACATTGGCGACGGTTTCGATCGTGCCATTCTTCCGCTTCACCGGCAGGCCGCCCTTGTATTCCCGGAAGAGGATATCGCCGAATTCAAACACGCGGCCCCAGCTGCCACCCATCATCTGCCGGTTGAGTTCCCGATGTTCGGAACTGTTCTGCGCTTGCAGCCAGAACTTCTCGACGTTCGGATGAGTGATAAGCTTGTTGAAGAAAGTCGGCGAAACCACGGAATGAACGCCGCTGGTGGTCTCGCCCTGAAGATTTGTCATCTGATGGTCGACGACTTCTTCACATTTCGCGCGAACATCAGTCGCCGCCGTGCCGAGCAAGAAATCAACGGTCTTCTTCTGAATGTCGAACAGGTCATAGAGATCATAGAGGGTCGTACCCTCACCGTCTGTGATCAGACCTTTGAGCATGCCGAGGCGAATGAATTCCAGAGTGATCGAGTGATGTTTGCGGATGTTCATCAGTTTCCGCGCTAGCTCGCGATCCAGAGACCGAGGTGTCACCTGGCCGTTGACCACTTCGAGCAGCCCGTCCACATCATCGACAGAGATATTTTCCAGATGCGGGAAGTACGGAATTTCGATGATCACGCCGCCTTCCGTTTCATCAGGCCCAACGGTACCAGGTGCACCACGGGGGCGAGCTGCCAGGACATAAATCTGCCCGTTCTTGAACTCGATGCGGACGAAGCGGGAAGTCTTGGTTTCAAACGGGGCGATGCCGAGTGCATTCAGCAGGCCATACTGGTTGGGAATGCGGTTCACTTCCTGAGTGAGATCCGAATTCGTGTAAAGAAAGTCAAATTCAGCCATGACAGGTCCTCGTGAGGGGCAACAAAAAAGCGGCCCCGAGGGCCGCCGTTGGTAGGTGTTAGCGGACGATCATCCGCATCTGTTCAAGTTCGACCACCGCGGCGGCCTTCTGATCGTCGGTGATGCCGTCCGGCCATGCGATTTCCTGCCCGGCCAGGATAACGTCACCACGGCGAAGAGCGAGCCCACCGGAGACGTCTTCACCATCCGGTGCTTCCAGATCGACCAGAGAAACACCCCAAATGCGTTCGGTGCCGTCCACCGCGTCCGGGTCCCATTCAACGACCTTGTTAGTTGCAGCACCGAGTTCGACGGCAACAGAAACAACGAACCGGTCACCTTCAACAAAATCAGTGCCACCACCGGCAATCGTAAACTTGATATGTTTGGCGAAGGATGTGCCGCCAGTCGCGGTGCCGACATGGTTGCCTTCCGGATCTTCAACCCGGAATTTCGATACTGCGTCAGCGCCGCCGGTCGTGCAGACAACCGTGTAATCGCCGGGCAGCACCGCATTGGTGTAGGCAGGATCTGCCAGTGTAAGCACGCCGTTACCGGTGTTGCCCGCGTCCGCTGCCTGGGCTACGTTCACAGCGCCAACACCAAACGTCATTGCGAGCAGCATGCCCAAGCCGATAGCGCGAACGCCGCCGGCACCGCCGAGAAGCGTGAAGGTTTCGCGCGTGAACTCGGGATTGCTTTCAAATTTGACCAGTTGAGACCGGCGTTTTTTGCCGGTGTACTTGTAGGATGCAAGCATGTGTTTGATCTCCGATTACGTGACCGGTGAAAAGAAGGGTTAGCGAGCGGAAGTCATCCGATCGACTTGTGCGCCAACCAGCTTGGAAAGGCCGCTCTTCGGTGCCGGAGTACCGGCAGCTTCGCCAATCGGGTCCTGATCGGACTCGCGGGCGGAAAGGCTTGCAGCGTCATCTGTGGTCGCTGCCGTGCCAACGTGTTTGGTTGTCATTGCAACAACCTTATCCGCCGGCATGTCCGGAGCCTCGGCAGCCAGTTCCAATGCGTGGTTCATGCGGGCGGAATTTCCGGAAATACCTTCCGCAGAAAGGACTGACATGAGACGTTCGCGCTCGGCAGTTGCGCCTGCGCGACGGCCTTCCACGGTTGCGTTTGCAACAGCGGCATCATGGTCGGCTTTGGAAATGCCCGTATTTTCAGCGGCGGGCACGCTGGTCGGATTGTCCATTTGAGTTCCTCTCGTTAGGACGGTTGTGCGCCCGCCTGGGGCGCGGGAAAGCTCTTCCAGCACAGACTCGAACGTGCCGACACGATCAGCGAGACCATGTTTGACAGCGTCGAGATCTGGATTGTCGCTCTGGCCGAAGTAGGTTCTGGCTTGTGTCGCGCGCGCCATTTCTTCGGTCAGTCGGTCACCGCGGCCAGCGGCAACTGTTTTCAGGAATTGTGCATAGAGGCTGTCCACCTCCGCCTGCAGGCTGGCGCGGACATCGGCAGAAAGCGGCTCGAAGGGATTACCGTCGACCTTGTGCTGACCTGCGAAAATGAGGGTCGGTTTCACGCCGTCTTCCGACAGCGCTTTGGAAATGTCGGCGTGCAGCAAGACGACACCGATCGAACCGGAAACACCGGAGGGTGTCGTTACGATCTCTGTCGCACCGCTTGCAATGGCGTAGGCAGCGGAAGCTGCCATCCCATTGACAACAGCAATAACAGGCTTCTCGGCGGCAAGTTCGCGAACGAGTTCGGCGGTTTCAAAAGCTCCAATGGCTTCGCCGCCAGGACACGTAATATCAAGGATACCCGCCTTGAACGCATCGTCTTTGCGGGCCTTTTTGAGCTGGTGCTTGACACCCTCATAAGAGACCAGACCAGACGAGGCGCCAACGTAGGCGCCACGGTGAACCAGCGAGCCGGCGATAGAAATGATACCCACGCCGCGTTCTGTCAGACGGTAGGGAGCTAGAACTGGATCTCCCCACGCATCCCGCTTAACGCGGCCATCGTCATCCCGTTCATACGGATCGCCCTCAAAGCGATCAGCAGCGGGCATATTGACACCAATCCGGCTACCAAGAACCGACATGATGACCTGCGCCTTTTCAGGCGTGATCAGCAGGGGGCGGTTAAGCACCCTGTCCGCAAGATGTGCATGAAAGGACATAGTTTATCCGAAGGTTATGGCGCGACGGGCCGGACGGGCACCGCGCTTTCGTGCGCAGGCCATCTGCAATTCACGAATGCGGCGACGAAGTTCTGGAATGTTTGATTGCTGCCACTGCCGCTCGTCTTCCCCGACGCGAGCACGGACAACCATTTCACCGGTAAGCAACCTGTCCAAAACTTGCTCAAGCTTCGGATACACCGCACACGGATCGCTCATATCGATCCCTTCGAAGATCGAACTCATGGCTTATCCTCTTCCGTGTCGATGGCCTTATCGGTGCCAATCTTTGCTTCTTCAGAGCGGTCGCCTGGATGCGGCAGGTTCTTGTCTTCCCGGCTCTGCCGTTCCCGTGCGAGCCCTTCGTGAACATCCGAAATATCGTCGCCGCGCTCGGCTGCAATCCGGCCCTGCGTCCTGACGCCGAGGTTGTAGTAAATCTCATCGGCACGAGCGGCCTTGAGTTCGTCGGCCACGGGTTTCGGAGGTCCGCGCCACTCAGCGCGGCATGCAGCGGTTTTGTTTTCGAGAAATCCCCGAATGCCGCCTGGAAACTCAATGCGGCCGGCATCGATCTCTTCTTCTAACCAAGCCTCGTAATCAGCCTGTTTGAAAGGCATGGCGATATGCTGACGGCGATAGAGCGTGATCGGCCAGATTTTCGCGATACCATTTTGGAGCGATGAATACGTCGCACCTCGATAATCCCCGGTCAGGTCCTCAAAAAGGCAACCGAGGCAGCGAGCGATCTCACGCAACAGGAAATTTGCAAGGGCTTCATAGTTCGCGTTCGGGAATTTCGAACCCTGCAGGTTCAATTTCTCACCAGCAAACAGGTGCGGGATCTTGCCGAAGTCCCCGAGCTTGATATCGACGTTCTTGTGCCATCCGGATAGCTCTGACATGAACCCAGCCATCGGGGTGTCTCCGCCGAGGGCATTCAGAACGTCTTCAGTCGGATAGTCGCTTTCGATAGTCGCCGCGAACATGGCATGCAGAAACGACGCGGCAAGGGTCGATCCTGTCAACTTGTCATAGTGCTGGATCGTCTTCAGCACCGGCGCGAAAACGGTGATGCCGCGATACTGGCCAGGCATGCCGTCAAAGATATGTTTGATGATCGGTCGACCTGCCCGGTCGCGAGCCCGATATTCGACATCCTTATGGACGCCATCTCCATCCTTCAGTCTAAAGCGATAAGACACCGGAGCGCCGTGGTTGTCGATCCGAACACCTTGATGCAGTCGTTCGGAAACACTGGTTTCCCGAGACAGCCAGTGAGACGGCAGCAGCCGGGCGCGGGTTCTGCTGGTAACGCCTGGACGGGAGAACATCAGGAACTGAGTTACCCCCTCACCCGTTGCAAAGAACTGGCGAAGGTGAGCAGCCTCCATCTGTCCCGCTGTGTATTGACCGCTTGCGTCACATTCGAACGCGTTGCGACAGCGCGCATCATATCGGCGCTCGACGTTTCGTGACCACCTATCCGCCTCACTGGTGGTCATCCCGATAACTTCGTGATCCGGATTTGCATTCAGCTTCAAGCCGGTGCCTATGATGGTCGAAATCGCCGCTTCGACGCCGCCAGCAATCCATCCGTTATTCTGCAGCGCTTCAATTGTGCGGGCTGCAGCCGGGGTCCAAGCCTGACGGATCTCATCGGAGATATCTCGGATCGCCGGACCACCCATGAAGAATGCAGGCCCGGTACCGGTATTTCTCAGATACCCCGCGCTCGGCGCAGCTCGACCGTCAACAGCCGAACCAGGCCGCGGAATAACTGGAACCGAAGTGCGCATGCAATCCTACTTGTTCAGGGTTTTCGATAGTTCGGCCAAAGACATCTTCGGCGCTTCCTTCTTGTAGAAGGGATCTTCAGCCGCGACGGTGAAGAGGTCCGGCGTAACAGGCTGGCCGTGAACGTCCAGCAGCAAGTTCGACCAGCGCTCCTGGTTGAGACGCAGTTTCGTTTCGAGGTACCATGCGAGGGCAACACCGTAGACGGAAACGTCAAACCAGTCGTTCTTGCGCCCGCTGATCTTTTTCCATTCCTTCTTCGCCCTCGGGTCGATCAGATCGCTAGACCTGCGATTAACCGATTTCTTGAGTTCCTCTTCCGGATCAACCAGCCTTTCAGCTGTCAATTCGAGGGCAAGATCGTCGTCGCAGAGATCCGCGGCGATCTGGAATGTGTTCCTCGGCCATTTGCCGTTTGCATCCTTGCCGAGGACCAGGTTGGCAAGACCGGCCATGACCTCTGTTTTCACGTCATAGGCATTGACGGGATAGAGCATCACCTGAGCGATCTTGCGTTTGTACTCGTCGACAATCGCCTGTTTTGTTGGCGTCCCCAGCCACGCAACAGCCTGCGTTTTGCGTCCGTCCAATGCGTAGACGTTCGGCCGGCTTGAGCAGAACCTGTAAACACGCTGTGTAGCCCAACCGGAATCAACGCCGGAAAGATCAATGCCGCGTTCCAATCCACCCGCACCCGGATACTTACGACCGAGTGCATCTGCCAGAGCGATCCAAGGTTCATCACTCTGATCGGGAGCACCTTCGAAAATCTCCCTGTCGATCATGTATCGCTGGCTGTTCGGTCCAACGGCAAAGCAGGCCCACTTGATGCCATAGCCCTGAATATCAGCCGTGGACACAAGCAGCCCCGCGTCCCGCGGGATTGCCCGAGCAACGACCGGGTTGAGCCGCGCGGTTTCTACGATCTGCTCGTGATCGACTTCTGACGATCCGGGGTCATAGGGCTCTGCCAGATCCTGCTGGTAAAACGTCCGAAGTTTGGTCGTGTTGCCGTCAGCCAGTTCCCACCGTTCCCAGATCGCCTTGAAGCTTTCCTTCGGAGCGTAGGCTGCCCAAAGGTGATAGCTGGGCTGCCAGTCGATGCACCGGCCCTCGCAAGGGGCGCACTGCCATTCCCGTATTTCGTTGGCCGACAGGACCTGCGGCACCTTCGGCTCACCGTCATGAACCCGCGTCGCAATCCAGATGCCGCTGGCGTTCAGCTCGGTCTTGTGCCCGTTTACGATAGCCTCGTTACAAGCCAGGCACTTGAAATGGACGGGCAGACCATTTTCGGGATCAGGACCGTACATCTGATCGAAAATCAGTGGCTGATACCTGTCGCAATGGGGGCACGGAACGTAATAGTACCGCCTGTCCCCTGCGTTGAAATCCTCCGAAATGGCGCATTCATTCACCGTTCCGGGCGTTGATCCCTGCCATTCCTTCGCAAGGTCGCCGTACATCTTCTGGCGGGCGCGAGCCTGGTCGCGAGGTGATCCGCGATTATCAACATCCTTCGGGTATCCCGTCACCTCATCCATGGCGAGATATTTGATGGACACCATTTGCAGGCCCTTTGAAGAACCTGCATTCACGATCTGGCAGAAGCCGCCGGCATACCGCTTATAGAAAGTGGTCGAGGACTGTTCGTCCCGGCTGTTAACCGGCACAACCTTGTGCGACACCCGCGGCGTCACTTCGATCGTCGGCTGCAACTTGATCCGGTTGAACTTCGTTGCCTCTTCCAATGTCGGCAACGTGATCATCATCGAACCGGGAGCCTGGTCCACGATGAAGCAAAACCAGTTTTCGATTGCCGTCGATTTGCCGAGCTGCGCGGCCCATCTTGCCGTCACCCTACGCGCCGGATGATCCGGATGCAGACAATCCTGCGGCTCCCTCAAGTAAGGGACGCGGGATGTCTTGAACTGTCCCGGCCAGGGTGAACCGGATTCCGCTGATACGTGGCGATACCGATCGGACCATTCGCTGATGGTCAGGTCTTCAACTGGCTTTGTTGCCTCGACGAAAGCCTTGAACAGCACCTCGCCACCGAAAGGCAGAGCCGGAAACAGTTCGCGCGTGTCGTGGAACGTCATTGCAAAACATCGGTTCGTTGGTCGGCAGTCTCTTCGCCTGCCATTTCCGGAGCGTCCGCCGTCCGTTTGAAGTCATCGAGCCGCTGCAGGATCTCGCGATGGAAGATATCGAGACCGCTACGGGCGAATTTTTTCAGCGCCAGGCGCGTGGTTCGTTCATCCCAGCCATACTTGACCGAGAGAGAAGCCGCTTCGCTTTCAACGGCGCGCTCAAATGCGCTGTTCATCAGTGCGATAGCATCACGGCCGGCACGGTCGACTTCACCGGTTGGCGTGACTTGCTTGCGGCGCTGCGCCAGGTCCAGTTCCCGAAGCTCGGCATCGGCCATCGCTTTTCGGGCTGCACCATGGTTTTGCGTCCCGGTGCCCTTGGTCGGAAGTGACGGCGCGACGGACGGCGCCGGGCTGGCCGTTACCGGAGCGGACACGTTTTCAATGCGGATATTCTCCGCCCGGTGCGCGCGCAGCTGCACATAGTCCACCTGCGTCTCCCTACCGCTCTTTCGAGTGGAAAGTGCGTCGGTGTGCTTGCTCAAATAGCGAGACAACGTCGAGCGGGTGACAACGTCGCCAGCCTTACTCAGGCGCTCCGCCGCTTCCGTTATCGAGATCCAGTCCTCATTCATTTGTGCATCCGTGCAGCTGCACGCGTGCATCCGTGCAAAGCGTGTATCGGTTGAAAATCACCCTACTGGTGAAATCTCGGGAGCTTTCCGCCCGTGGGAGGCAAAATACCCCCGTACGGTCCCTATGTTTCACGGGTCCTTCCGTGAAACATTTCGCGTCCATCTCGCTCATTGGTGCGGTGAATGGTTAGCCGAACGCTTTACCGGTCTCGCGCTTCAGCTCATGAGCCAACCGCCGAGGAAGAACGAGAGCTACCGTGCTCTCCCAAGCCTGGGCGCTCGTGCCCTTGATCATTTCATTCGGGATGACCACCCCGGACTTCACTGCCTTGAATGGAAAGCGATCCGCGCTTGTCCTCTTCATGACATGACCATGGAACACGATGCCCTTGCGGTTTGGAAACCTACCGCCTTTCAGGAATGTGCCGTCGAAGACCTGGCGCTTGCGGAACGGGTTAGCGCTCACCCCCTTACGAGTTTCGCGGGGGGCGAAGAATTTCAACGAGACATCGCCACCACTTGCGCGAACTTTGTACTGGAGGTTCGTTGCGTTTGCGCGCACCGGGACCATGGCACGTCTTACGATCTTGAGCTTGAGACCAGTATGTTTTGCCAGCTCCCGGCTTGCCTTGGTCCGAGCCATCGAACCGACACGGTTCAGGGCACGGGAGCTGACGCGCCGAATGGACAACGGCTCCAGCTTTGACAGCGCACGGTCCAACGTTCTCAGACCGGACGTGTCTGACCAATACATCCCCGCCATACCAGAACCTCAGATCAGGGTTTGGACGATGATGCCATCGTCTAGATAGATCATCACATCCGCCATTTCGAAACAGCCTGGCACGATCTCAATCATGCGGGCGTCCGGGAATGCCTCACGCAGATACATCTTGGCAGAATAGAAATCGGGGTCCTGATCGATACAGTCGAAGAGCTGCGCACAGCTGTCGATACGATCAAGCGCGCACATGGCTTACCCCAACAAAAAACCCCGCGGGCGTTGCCAGCGGGGTTGTCTAACCTTTTTCAGTGCGGCTGTTGTATGTCAAGCGGCGCTGTCACGTCAAGAATAAAATCGCAGGTCGTTCAGGATGCGGGGACCATGCCACCCCTCCCCCTCCCAAGGACAGGCAGCGCGCGGTGATGGCGTCAACGCCCAAGAAGTCAGCTTTTCTGCCAATTCCTCAGTGAGGATATCGAGACATGACCTCCAGATTTGATACTCGCCACGGGCTATAATCAATCCGGTCGGGTCCGGCTTCAGAATAAACTTCTGGTATGCACCGACCTTGGGAGCCTTGGTGTTCCGGTTCCACCCGTCCTCAGTTTCGCTCCGGAACTCGACAGCGTTGCCGCTCTCATCGAGCGAGTGTGTAATCCGCATCTGATACCAGATCGGCGCACCATTCCCGTTCCGCACAACTTCTCGCGCTGGCACATCACCCTCCCAATCAGGGCACCCGCCGAGGATTGCATGTTTGCGGACCAATTCAGCAGCAGTCTTGCGGCGGCAACCAATGCCAAACCGGGCGGCGCTGAGTACATGATCACACTCCGGGAAGTCCGCGATTTCCGGCACAGGGTTCCAGTCTAGCGGGAAATCGATCTGCAGCATGTCAAGATCGCAGACAGCCTCATGCACACGCAAAGCATCATCATTCGGTTCTCCATCAAGCGGGCTCAAGGTCGGAACGACGCCATACTCGTTGTCATCGATCTTCGTGAGCAACTGCATGAAACTCTCAATCGATGCCCATGCAGACCCAGCCCTACCTGATGAACTGTTGCCGCCCTTCGGCAACTCATCGCAATAAGCCCACTTCAGCAGCTTTTCGATATCGATGCGTTTTTTCATCAAAATCACCCACTCTAGATAGTTATAGATAGTTAGTGACAGTTAAATAGAGAGTTTAAGTGATGGTTTTTATGTTTTGTTTCATACACTTAACGGGAAACAAAGACAGTTGAGATAGTTTCTAGCGCACCACATATAGCGCTGAAAAAATTACCCCAAACCCCTCTCATATATAGAGAGACACGCCAAACCCTCTTCAACCCTCATAAGTCATTGTTTTGATGAAGTTTCCCCACACCCCCAACCCTCATAGAACTGTCAGGAAACCCTCTCTAACCCTCTACAGAAGTGAGGGTTCAGTAGTCTGACCGCGTCTCATAAAGGGGTCCGGGGTCAGAGGGTTGAGGCACATCGGTGAGCTTGATCCCTTCGTAATAGATCCGCCCGTTCTTTGTCACCTTTTTTACTTGGTCCTTGATCGTTCGCCCGAACTTTGTTTCCGTCCTCACGCGCTTGGCGTTGGCCGTGCTCCAGTCCCGATATGCATTGTAAAGGTCACGTGCCTGGATCTCGCAGACCGGGTCTTCCCTGACGCAGGTCATCCAAAATTCCCCGATTGGGTCCATTTCCTCGTGATAGGAGTCGGTTTGCGCGCGCACGGCTGGAGCTATGAACAGTCCGTTCTGGAGATAGTCCAGGACGCCGGCAGCAAGCCAGGCAAGTATCCCGGACCCATCTTCGCGCACCAGCTCGGCGACCATTTCCTCAAAGTCACGCCGTTCGTTTTCCGGGATGATCTGATCCCAATTGACCAGAAGCATCCGTCGCCAGATGCCGTTGTCCGTCCCGTTGATCGTTGGAAGGCCGTTACCGGACATGTGCGGCGTTGCCACGTTATGGAACTCGAAATAGCCTTTGAACAATGTCCGGACGGGGAACGGCTCGCCGCCCGTAAGTTTCTTGATCAGGTCCTCATGGAGCGGCTCATCGCCGGGGACTTCCAGAATGCGAACCATCGTCTTACCGTAGAGCCGATAGAGATCCGGCGAAGCACCGCCAACAGATCGTTCACCGGAACCGATGATCGACTCCCTCGGGAGACCGACCATAAGGCCAGGGCCAAGCACGCGGGCCAGGGTTTCCAGAAACACGGATTTGCCGTTCGCCCCTCGGCCATAGTGGAACATGACAAACTGGGGCGACATCGCCAGAAGGCCGAGGCCGGCCACCTGCTGCACCGTTCTGCGCTTTTCCATGTCAGGCAAGCAGCGATCCAGAAACTTGGACCATTTCGGCGCAGGGCAGTCCAACCCGCGCCAGACGATCGGCACACTCGCCATGCGCCAGTCCTCGCGGCGATGCCCGTCAATCACCTGCAGTTCGGCAATGTACCTGTCAACGTCCGGGTCCGGGCAATCAGGGTCGATCTCACGCGTGAACTTGAGGGTATGGGACCTGGTTGAGACAAGAAGGGGATCGGGGTTGAACTCATCGGCCGGCTTGCGGATCTCCGAGACCGCCATCTTCAGCATCGCCTCCACCCTGCCGGCATTCTTGGAAGTCACCCCGAAGTTTGCACGGTTCGCCACCCGCTTTTGCCACGCCCGCAGAGCTTTCGCAGCATGCTTCACCGGCTCGGGGAAATCGCTCAAGGTCAGGAATGGTTGATCAAGCATCTCGCGCGGCCAACCGTCCTCGGCCGCCCTGTCGAGAAATTCTGTTTCGATAGGCGTTTCAAGAATATAGGCGGTTTCCAGGTTGATCAGATCGCCAACCTTTTTCGCCTTTTCCTGAACGCCTGCCAACCCGCCAGACATATCCCAATGCGTCCCGCACCAGTGCAGCCAATCGCCACCGGCAGACCCGTCCATCGCCAGAACAGCGAGATCCGACCCGAAGTGTGTCAGCAAACGCTTCGCATTGTCGGTATCGGAGGTATCGAGTTCCGCACATTCCCGCAAAGCATCGAGGGAAACCCCGTTTGCAATTGACGGATCTTCCGGCATGTCGGCGCCATGATCGGTACCGCCTACCACGCGAAAACCGCCTTCAGGTCCGGGAGGCCCATCCGGAATATCAGTATGCGGCGGGGGTTCTGCCTTCCGCCAACCACCACGCCGGGAGGCCCTGTCCTCCACCTCACGGCGGATTTCTTCAAGCCGTTGCTGTGCTTCGGCGGCATTGACCGACCCCGCCTCCAATCCACGGCGGATCTTTGCATCTCGCTCATTGGGGCCATCGACGCCTGTCATGCCATTGGCGTCGGCCGCATCCGCAAGTGCAGCCCAGACTTCCCGCTCCGACAACGCTCCGGCTGCAACAAACTTCCCGAGAGAAAAAGCAACGCTGTTCAAAGTCGAACCGCGCGTTCCTTCCGCTGCTGCCTTCACTTCGTTTGCGGCATTCGTCACGGCCGCCTGCACATATTTCCTGACGGCATCGCTGCCGGCGTCATTCTGGTTTGCCGGGCTCGGTAGTGTCCGGCCGGAAAAACCGGAACCGTACCCTCCCTTTTCAAACTGTTTTGCATGCCGGGCGAACGGCCCGCGCTGATAAATCAGATCAAGCAACAGTGGCGTTGCTTCTGCTGCCTCCCCCTCATCAGGACCGAGAGACCACTCATATCCGGCACCGTCCAGCATGACAGACGGCGGCACAATCACATATCCGCCATCACCCCGCCAATCGATGCCCTTCAGCTTCTTGGCAGCATTGCGCGGGGTCTCTTCGCCTTCAGGAAGCTTGAAATAATAGTGCGCGCCGCCAGATGGGGTTGTCGCCCGTAAACCGGGGGGCAAGTCACCAACAGCTGCTGACAAACGCTCTTCAACATCATCGAGCGTTTCCCCGTCGCGAGGGTCCAGGTCCACAACAAACACACCAGAGGCATTGCCTGTTCTCATGCCTATCAGCGCCTTGGGCCATTTGGTCCACCACGCACGGATCTGCTTTTCATCGCAGGTCGCCTTGTAGAGACCTCCGGTTTTCGGGATTGGATTGAAATTGGCGTCCCTGTCATTGCCGACAAGCGGGGACTTCGCCTGTTTCTTCTTAGCGCTCGGCACATCCGGCATGGGGTTGCAGGGAAAAACCGGCCACCCCGCGCGGGCATAGGCCAACGCAGCTTCAAGCACATTGCTCAACGGCATTACCTCCCACACCGCATGCCGGGTGCATCCCGTCCGATCCGTTTGGCGTGCTCCTGCACGCTGTAATAAACGGTGGTGTGATCCAATCCGTAGAATCGGCCAATGACATCCAACGACTTGTCAGTTCCGACGCGGGCGCCAAAAATCGCGCGCTGTCGGGCTGCGACAAGAGGGCTTTTCCGGCAAGTTCGTTTCAGGTCAGACAGAAAGAACCCCGTTCTGAGTGCAACCTTCATCGCGATTACGCGGCAGGTTCGGGAAGCCCCAAGACCCTCTGCCCTTATGATTTCCGCAATCAACCGGCGGCGCTTCAGGTCGTCAGATTGCTTTTCCATTTGTCGCGCATAGGGATCTGGTTTCGGCTTGGGTGGAACCACGACAATGGACCTGGACACAACAACCGGCAGACCGAGGCGCTCAGCCTCTTTCCGGGTTATCTGGTATGACCGTGATCCCGCGTGGACATGCAAAAGTTTCATTTGTGCCGTCATCACATCATCAGCGGCTGCACTGTGCCGTCCCCGTAAACAGTATCAAGTGGCGTGTCGGCGGTCGGCTCGGAACCAGTCCACCCTTTTGGCCATGTTTCCAAGGAGATCAATTCGCGAATGCGCGCTTCTTCCTCAGCGTTCAGAATGTCGATTTCCGGTCGACCGAGATTTCGCGCGGAGGTGTTTACCGCCTCTTGAATGGCGATGATCCTCGCCAGCGCCATGAGCCGCGCATCGAATGTCAATGGCCCCATCCGTTGTGGGTTCTTTGCGAGCGTGCCGTCTTTCAGCGTCTCTGCGCCAGGCTTGCGCAATCTGTGTTGGGGCAGACGCAGTTCGCGATAAAGCTGTTTCAGCCCCTGCAAAGGCTCCAGATAGTACCAGTCTGGATTGGTGAGAATGGTTTCAAGGGCAAGTTCACGACTTGCCAGCGGGCAACCGATACAGCCAGTCCGAGCAGCTATTTCGGCCGCCTCATCTCCACCATACGCGTCTGCTATTGATGCAGTTGCCCAGGAACCGTAATCGCGCATCGGTGCATAAATTTTCAGCCAATCCCACACGTTGCAAACACGCCAGTGAAGGATTGGCGCTAACGTAGCGATGCGGCCACGAATACCTTTGGCATTCGGCAGAACCTGCTGATACCACCCCTGCCCGCACTCTGCCCCGTCTTTGCCGCAAGACATAGCTATCCGCTGATCTCGTACCGCGCTTTCCCCCTGCCGGACGCCCGTGATCATCAAGATGCTGCTGTCAAGTTCTTCGATCCGAGCGGCCAAGGCATCGGTCATCGGATCGACCTTGATCTGCCGCGTACACCAGCGAAGCGTATTGTTATTGGGAGGCGGAACACCTCGGCCGAGCATATAAACCAAAAATCGTTTATCGAGCGGCGCGGTCACAATCTCCAGGTTGATGTTGCGCTCAGCAAGTTGACGCATGATCAACTGAGCCGCTATTGCCAACGGCGGCAACTCCTGGCGCGTATCGGCATAAAAAACTGAAAGCGTTTTCGGTGGCGCAAGTCGGCCTGCATCTAACAGGTGGACAATCAGTGTCAGCACTGCTGACGAGTCTTTTCCACCTGACCAGGCAATCCCCCAATGGTCATGCTGCTGTCCATAGGCCTGCATCGACTGCAACGTCATTTCCACCGCATCGTCGTAAACCAGGCGCTGCCCGCCTTCGAAGAGCGTCGACTGAAACTCCCTCATGCCGCCTCCGCATCCGAACTTGGATAAGTTCTCTTTTTGTTCCGAAATGCTTCCGGTATTTTTTCCGGATCAGGCGTTTTGCGGACGGCGTTGCCGCAACATGAGCACCAGCGAGGCGTGTCGCGCCTGGACTTGAGCCACGCTTCAAAATCGCGCCCCGCCAGTGGGAACTCATGCGCCAAGGTGACTTTGCAACCCGCTGCGACTGCGGCTTTCACCAAGGGCGATCCGGCAGAGAGGCATTCCGTATGCTCACGTACCCGCCGTTCCGCCGTCTCATCGGGCGTATATCCGATGTAATGACCGGCATGCAGATACGGCGGGTCGAAATGGAGAACATAAACAGTCATTACGCCACCTGCGCGGCGGCATCGGCGTCGTTGTCACCACTGCGCGCCAACGTCAGAAGCGATTTTCTGGTGAATTCATTTCCGTTTCGCACGGGCATGAGCACAATGAGGGCTTTGGAGCCTTCATGGCTTAAATAGACCGGCGCATTGCTCTCAGTCCCGCGAATGACAAGTTCGTCTGCCTTCCGGTTCAGGCGGCAGATTTCCATGAGGTAGGTTGAGCTTGCAGACCAGATACTGTTCGCCATCCGCGACCAGTTCTCGGCTGTCCCCTTGTCGAGACGCTCTGCACATTCTTCGCCGTCTGAACCTTTGCAGGTCACAACAACAAGGTCGCCCGATGCGTTGGCGCAAATATCGACCGCGCGCCAGCTTCCATTCCTGGACGCCAGCTTCATGCGGCCGAGGACCCCAAGAAACTCGCGGGGCGATATCTTCAATTCAGCAGCGTCGGCCGGGAGATCGGGAACAACGCGCGTCCAAGCCGGATAAGTTCCATCAATCAGCTTGGATTTCAGCCAGTTTCCACCCGGCAGGTGAAACACCATCTGCTTTTCTCCGCGCATCACCCGCTCAGGCTGAGCCAAACCAAGCAACGCCGGCAATGCCAGTCGCGGAAGGATCGGGTTGTCCTGGCAGTCATGGGCATATTGATAGGCAATCAGGTGATGCCCGGTAGTCGCGACGATGACGCCATTTCCTTCCTGGTCTCGGCTGAAACAAACCCCGTTCAGATAATACCGGGTCTCTTCGGTCGAAATGAAAGGCTGGCAGGTTTTCAAAGCCTCAAGCAAACCGTCCGGAGAAGCCATCTCCTGCAGATCATCGTCCCTGACCGTCCACTCGGGGAAATCTTCCGCTGGATAGGACGGGAGGTAATAGCGACCGCCCGCAAATGTCACGAACACGCCGTAGCCGCTCCGGTCTGTATCCTGAAGCCTTAACTTCGTTTTCTGCGGCAGGCCTCCAACAAGATCCAGAAGCTGGAAGAACGGGATGGCCGCACTGCCTTCGAACCGCTTTGCGGCAAACTTGATGCGGATTTCCAGATCCAGATTAGTGCCGGTCACAGCCCCGTCTTTCAGCAAGACAGCGCCGAGAACCGGTATGCAGTTCCGGCGATAGATCACCGGCTTGAGGGCATCCAGCGCAGTTTTCAGTTCACCTGCCGTTGTTTCGATCAGCATGCCATTGCTCCTTTCGGCTCCACTTCGGAAAAGAACTGAGGCGCATTGGCTTCCGCATCGGCTAGGTTCTTCGCCGCGTCGCGCCAGTAGTTCGGGTTGAGTTCGATGCCCAGAAACTTTCGATCCGCTCTCAGGGCCTGATAGCCTTCGGAGCCGATGCCGGCGAAGGGCGACAGCACAACGTCACCAGGGTTTGACCAAAGCCGGATACAGCGATCGATGATGTCGAGCGGCATCGGGCAAAGGTGCTTTTCCGCATCTTCGTTGGCAGCCTGCTTGACGTTCAGGACATTGGTTTCACTGGTATCCAGCCAAACCGGATCGGCCCATTTCTGCCAGATGTCGAGCGCTTCCAGATATCGCGGATCTTGTTTCTGCAGCTTGTCGGAAAGCGCTGCATAATCGGGCAGCTCCAGCCCGTCCGGCGTCCGGTTCGATACGAACTGAACGCCCTCACCGCCCCACTCCGGCCACAGGCCCGGCAGGTGCACAACGGGCTCTGCCTGGTCACCGTCTGCCCATTTCCGGAAAGTGATGATGTATTCCGGCAGGCCTTGACGAACCCGCGCGGCGTCGAGCCGGAAATTCTTGTAGAGCAGCCCGTCCGGTTTGGACTTGGTCATTTCCCGGACCGGGCAACGGCGCACGGTCACCTTGGAATGAAGCGTCCAATCGGCCGCCTTATGTGTTTTGATGCAGTCGCCGGAAAAGTCTGTCAGGCCACGATCGCCCTTTGCCGAGGCATTGGAGTAATAGACCAGGTCCTTGACATGGATCGAACACAGCCGCCCCGGCTTCGTGATACGGAACAACTCACGCGCCACGAAGCTATAGGCCTCCTGAAACGCTTCATTGTTTTCCACGTTGCCCATGTCACGGGCACTTTCGGAATAGATGTAGAGATTGGCGAAGGGAGGCGAGAAGACGCTGAAATCAACGCTGTTGTCTGGCAGCTGCGCCAACACCTCGACACAGTCGGCATTCCACAACGTCCAATTGGCCCCTACGGCCACATCGATGCAGGAAATCTCAGTCATGACACCATCCAGGCCGGCAGGCCTGACCTCTTGTTCGGTTCGTATGCCTGGTAGACCGACGACGACCGGGATGCGCGCGCCATGGCAGCGGTCATTTCCCGCTTCATGGTCTGGTGATCGGCTGCCTTGCGGGCCTGCGCGTTCCAGATGCCGTTTTCGGTGTCGGTCCCGACGATATGCGCCTGCACGGGCCGGGTCTGCCCGAACCGCCAGCAACGGCGCAAAGCCTGGTAATAGGTCTGGTAGCTGAAATTGATCCCGGCAAAAGCCATCCGGGCACAGTGCTGCCAGTTGGACCCGAAACCGGCGATCGATGGCTTGGTCAGCAACCGGTCCAGCTCTCCGCGTGCAAAGGCATCGAGCTTTTCTTCCTTTTCATCGATGTGCTGCGAACCGCTCACCTCGACGATGTCGCCAAGGCAATCACGCAGGGCCTCGGCCTCGTAGTCGGTATCGCACCACACCAGCCAGATCTCATCGGGATCTGCCGACAGGATATCGGCAACCTTTTCAGCGCGGGCAACGCAGCTGCGCCGCTTCTCGGTATGAATGGACGTTGCGGAGTTCTCAGGCACACGGAACAACCGCCCCTGCCCGTTCCGTTCCTCGCCCGTGTCGCTGAAAACGTCCGCACGCAGGATGTGGCGCAAGGTTTCCAGTTCCGGCAGTTCATACCCCTCATCGGAAAACCCGAGATCTGACGGCATGGAAACGCAGCGCGCCCAACTCGCAACCCACTCCCAGAATGGGCCGACAGCGGCGCGCTTCAGCCGGTACTTGCCCATCTGGCGGCTGTCGTTGATGAACCAGCGGGTCAGCATTTCAGCTGACCGCATAATGCCGAGAAAGCTTGCGTGCTGGCCGAGTTCGGTCGTGTCGTTGGGTGCAGGCGTCGCCGACGCAGACAGGCGGAATGGGGTTCGTTCAAACGCCTTCGTCAGCTTGCGGGTGGTTGCCCCGGTGAAGTTTGCAATGATCGAGCTTTCATCAAGGATGACACCGGAAAACATGTCCGGATCGAACCGCTCAAGCCGCTCGTAATTCGAGATGATGATCCGTGCGCCGTCCGTTGGCTTGGCCTCGCGGCGATAGACCGCGTCAATGCCCCAGCGCTCCGCTTCACGCTCATGTTGCAAACCTACCGCAAGCGGCGCCAGCATCAGGACGGGCTTGTTCGTATGCTCGACAACAACCCGGCCCCATTCCAACTCGTCAAACGTCTTGCCGAGGCCGGTATCCTTGAACAGCCCCGCGCAACCGCACCGCAAGCCGAACTCGACGCAATGCGCCTGCAGAGGTTTCAGGTTGCTGTTAAGCTCAGGGATCTTGATCAATCCGGAGGGCTCGAAGGCCACCCGCTTGCGCGTGATATGATCGTGATACGCGCCAAGGGAAGAAGCATGGGCATTCATTGCGCAGTGCCTCCCCGTGCAGCTTCAAGCCCCCATTCCACAAGAATGCGAACCTGCTCGTTGAAGCTGGTACGTTCAGAAATCGCGCGCGCCCGGATCTCGGCGAACAGTTCGTCCTCGAAGCGGCAAACGGTTTGAAGATGCTCTGGAAAACGCGGGTCGCGGGTCCCTTTGGCGACAGGCCTGGTTTGCGTTCTCACCGCATCACCTCCGGATCTTCCGGGAAGAGATGCGGATGGGTGAGAACAGCGGTCACCGCACCAAGCTCTTTCAGAACCGTCATGCGCGCCGCGATCTTCTCTTCACCGTCCTGCGCCGGCACATAAATGTCTCTCGGCCCTTCGGGATGAAACACCCACAACACCGCTGCAGGCGGGTCCAGTTCCGCAATCTGCTCAGCTGTCATCTTCATCATTCCGGGTCTCCTTCGGTGCGGCCGAGCGGCGTCAGCGCGTAGGCGCGGCCGTCGCGGGTCAAGAGGTCGGCAGAAACAAGAAATTCGAGGGCCTTGCGCACAGCGGCCGGGCCGACGCGCAGGTCCATTGCAGCGCCCTCGACAAAGATGCGATCGGGACCGGCATCGAGATCGCGCTGCGCCTGGCGCAAGAGCGTCTTTTCCAGACCGGACAGCGGCGGCATGGTCCCCGCCCGCCAGACAAACAGAATGTCGCCATCCTGGTCGCGACGGGCTTTCAACTGCCGTGCGCACAGGGCGATCTCGACAATGTCGTGCGCTTCAAGGAACAGGAGCCCGTGATAACTGGCGATATCGATGACACGGACACCGTCCGGATGCCGCTTGGCGAGATAGTCCATCGCGACGGGGTCGATCACCTGATCGGACTTCCGGACAAAGTCATTCATCGGAGCGAGCAAATCAGGAAGGATGCGCGGAGACTGGTTCATTGCACACAATCCCGATTGCCTGATCGGAGTGTGCAGTGCTTCAGCAGCTTCGCTTTATTGTCGGGCGTGAGGTACCAACCCCAGCCCCACTTTGTACTGATATCGATGCCAAGTGGGCGCAGGAACTTCCTTAGGTGACAGATGTATACGTCAACAATTTTCGAACTCGGCTCATCCCCCGCCCGATCGCTGAAAAGCGCCGCCATCGCAGCGTCTTTTGTCATCAGGTTTCGAGCGAGAAGGCACCGCAGGACGGTCGCCCAGGTCTTTCTCAAATGCCACTCAAACGGGAACTCTATTTCCGGCTTGATCAACTGGCTCTTGAGGTACTCAACCTCGTCTTCCAACGCCTGAATGCGCGCATCTTTGATGTCGATCTTTTCGCGCAAAAGTGCTTCTGCGCTTCTGCCGCCTTTACGGTATGCCTGGATTGTGTCCATCGCCCTTACCCTCACGCCTTCGAGGATCTGCGGCACAAATCGGCCAGGCAAAACCAACTTTTTCCCCACCACTTGCCAACCCACGCTCCGCCGCGACCAATGGCGCGAAACGTGACTTCTAGAACCGCAAGGCCCTGTTGACCGTGCGTTTTTCTTTCTGTACTCGGTTTGTTCTGCCCGTACATTCCGGCCTCCAAACAAAGGGATTTACTGGTCGAGCATCCGTTGCAGCTCGGCGATGTCTTGAAGTGCTTTTTCACGCTGCGCGTTGCGAGCGGCTTCACTCAACCAGCCCGGTGTCTCAGGCAGCAGCACTGAGAGAAATTCCGGGCCGTATACCCAGATAGCCGTCACCAAATGGGCAGCGCGAGGCGCAGAAGGGGTAGACCCAAGCCAGCCTTCCACCGTGCGCAACGACACACCTAGATCATCTGCGACTTGTGCAGCCGTTCCAGTCGGATACCGCTTGCGAAAGAATGTTGCCAAACGGGCCATATCCACTCCCAAAGCCTGCGGTCGGTTCCGCAGGATTTGCGTGTCGTTTCCGCAGGAAATGGTCATTGGCCTTCCCCTATATTGGCTTCATCAAATTCAACAGAACGAGGGTCTTGAGCAGTGTTGTCGTTTGCATTTTCCAGATCGGAGATCAGCAACCGCTCCTGCTCGGTAAAAACCAATTCTTCAAGAGAGATCGGCTTTCCGCGACGGATTAGCTCACACCAAATCAGGAACAAATTCCCACCTGGAACGCGACCATCCGCGCCACCTTTGCTCTTAGGTGAGCGCCAGCGGAAAACCGAAGAAGTGTCTTTTCCGACCAGTGCCGCAGTGGCTTTCAAGCCACCACACGCACGGACGACGAGAACTGCAGGATCTTTGCTCATGAGGCGACTATGAGATTATCGCATATTAATTGTCAATATCCTCATTTCAGAAAATATGAGAATTACGGCAGTGCGCCGATTTGCGAAAATATGCAAAATTCTCCTATGAATGAGATCGACGCACGAACCCGCATAGCCACGTGGCTAAAAAACGCACTTGATGAGACAAGACTCTCGCAGGTGGACCTGGCGCGAGAAATCAAGAAGCGCCAGATCAATTTGGATCAATCCAAAATAAGTCGGATCATCAACAATGATCGAGGAATGTCCGCAGAGGAAATGCTGGCTGCGGCAGAAATCCTGAACGTCCCCCTTCCCACCATCGGAACAACACAACCAAGGTTCTTGGCGTCGGATGGTAACGAAATGACTGAAGAGGACTTCAATCCAGACCTGTCTGATTTAGCCCTGAAAATTACCAAGGAACTTGAAGCAAGTGAGTTCCAGGGTGAGATGCATCCTGACACTTATATCGAAGCATCGGCCTTGATTTATAACATGTTAAGAGGTGCCGGAGCCTGGCATCCGCAGCTGTTTGCTGCATCGCGAAAAATGATGGCCAAAGTACAAAAGGAACGCAACCTTACGAATTTGTCCTTTACAGATTACGTGAAATCGGTTGCGATATACTACCGTACATTGGCACAAGCTGAAAAAAATTCCACTTAAGCGTGCCTTAGCTTAGACAGGCTCAGAATGAATTTTCGAAAAATCTCTACGGAAGGATTATTGCAACCCGGAGCACAACCAAGGATTGGTCTGGAGAGGTTGTTCAATCTTATGCTTCGCGCTCAAAAGCACAATTTAATGTGGATCATACTCGATGAATGCGAAAACGAGTTCAACCACAGAAAGCTCCATAAGCTTTCACTGAAGGAGCAGGAGAAACTCTACAATATTGCCCGTGACGAGATAGCCAGCTACTGGCACCGTAATGAAATTATTGAGTTTTCTACCCCAAGGGAAACCGTTCAATGAGTTGCGATATCCATACCGAGCCCTGCGACCTGGTTGACAGGGGGTACGTAGATGAAAAAGCGAAATACCTCCTGACATTATGGCGCCAAACCAAAGGTGAAATTGAAGACCCAAATTTGTTTGAAGGCATTGCGCCGTATCTGGTTCGCTTCGCCGGCCACGTCCCCGAAACGGACAGTCCGGAGATCCAGTTTGTGGGCCGTGCGAGTCTCTTAGGCAGATCTGTTAAGCTGGCCCGACGCACCAAGAGCGACCGACGCAAGTTGTTCAAGACTGAACATAGAAAGACCTTGCGCGCAGGATTTGAACTGGCACTGTGCGAACCCACTCTTCAGCTTGTGCAGGATGACTTTGCTACTGACGATGGCCTCTGCAAAATGACCTATGAGAAGCTTTCTCTGAGATGGAACGCAAACGGAATTCCGTTTCTGTTCAGCTATTCTAAGCTTCTAAATATTTCGCCGCTAGAACGTCGATCACATCCAGCAGCTGCACACGATCGTTTACAGCTGCAACCAGATCAGGGTCTATGGAGGCAGGCGGGTCGTCCCACCGAAGACCATTTTCATACGTCGTTGTGAACCCGTACGCGAGCGGATATCTCATAGACCAATCGCGCGGTTTCACCCAGGTCATGTACCAATCTGCACTGAATTTCTGTGCGGCAAGCAAGAGCATGAACGGCCCGAATAGCTTAGGCAAACCCTTGCCCTGGAAACCCTTTTTCTGCAGAGCAAACTCTCCGAAGTAAACGATCCGGCCACGCATACGTCGCCAAAATCGCGGCTGTACTGCACTTGCTTTTGCGTTCTCCGACTTCTTACCCGGATAACATCGGTGCCAATATCTCGGCAACCAATCCGCCATACTTCCTTCGCCGAGATCGTCCATCCTAACAGCGTTTAACGCGACTAGGTTTTCGTCCGCATCAAAGCCACCAACCCAGAAAGCGTTTGCTTCTGAGTAGGTGTTGAGAACGGTTGAAAAATGAGGGGTGAGTTCTTTCTTGTCATCGATCGGCAAGAGTTGCTCAAGGCGCTCAAAACTTGTGTCGTACCGAACGGTCACGCCAAGTTTCGATATTTCACTTTCCAACGCCGCAATTAATTTGCTGAGCTGGATTGGATCGACCGTACCCAACTGCATAAATTCTCCTTCTCAAAATATGGAAAATACGCTTTTCACATTTTCCTATTGACATCAACTATGTGTTTTTCTCATATTGCGTTCTAGATAGGAGGCGCGGATCGTTCTCCGTGCGCTTTTTTAGCTCGAAAAAATCGGCTTACACGATTCAGAGCCCAAGGCAGCAGAATTGACAAGGGCATGACCGAAACAACCGAAATCTTAGCTCAGGCCAAAACTTTGGAGAACGTGCTTCGCGGTATTGCGGGCACATCTTTCGAACCTAGCTGGATCGGCTTGAGCGAAGCTGCAGTCGAAATCACCAACGATGGCAATGAATGCTGCCATTGTGCCGTCTGTCGCGGTAGCGTTTCCGCAAAAGTTTCAATCAGGAGACGCACAAATGAGTTTCGTTCAAAACACCTGGTCCAGCCTGAAGGTCCTGAAAAACGGACTGGAATGGTTTCACACGGCAACACACGAAGAGCCGGAATACCGGGTTTGGATGGTCGGCACGCTGGTCGACAGCCTGCAAAAGTGCATCGCGCGGTTGGAGGCCGAGATCCGTTACTACCACTCAGCAAAAAGCCCTACGCGCGCTCTTGCCATCACGGAACCGGACGGCTCCCAGCGGTACGTGCATGGCGCGCAGGTGGAAACCTTGTGCCTGCGCTTGCCCGGCTCGGCCGAGGATGCCGTTGTCTACGGCAAACCTGCAGCCTTGAAAGCAATTGCCGACGCATTGGCCGCCAATGGTCAGCCGGTGTACGGCCCCGCTCCCATCCATGAACTTGCTCAGCAACTGGCAGACGCATGCGATCCGCCGGGAAATGGAGATACGAATGAGCATCGAAGTTCTTGATCTTATTGCCCACGGCACCCCCTACGCGGCGACAGGGCTTTCCGGCCTTTGCATCGCCGCCGTTTTCTGGATGCAGCACCGCCAGGGTGTAAACAAGCCCCGCTCGCGATCTTCCAATTCCCTGATTTTCGGCCAGTGGCCAAACCTTTCCTGCCCCGTAGACAGCAATGCCGACGCCACCTCCCCGTCGCTGCACTCGGGCAGGTTCGGCCGGAGTGTTGGCAGCTCCGCTCCGGCCGGCCCCTTTTCCCTTATCAACCGGACACAGATCCGGACTGCGCCGCCCCATCGGAGAGCCGAAGCTTCATGCCCTCAAGCGGAAAGGACAGCCGAATGAAATAGCAGACACAAGGGACGGCGCCCGGACCTGACCACGTACAAATCCCTGAAAGGCGCGCCGTCCTGCCAAGCAGATTTTGGACCCTCAATCTGTTTCGCAGGACTTCCCCAAAACCAAGGAGATCGAAATGAGTGATCCAGGCGGCGTTGCCGGCGACCAGCTGCGTGCTTTTGTCGAGCGCATCGAGCGGCTCGAAGAAGAGAAGAAAGTCATCTCGGATGACATTAAGGACGTCTACGCCGAGGCCAAGGGCAACGGGTTTGACGTTGGCATCCTCCGCAAGGTCGTATCCCTGCGAAAGAAACAGCCGCACGAGCGCGAAGAGGAAGAGGCCGTTCTTGATCTCTACCTGCACGCCCTCGGCATGGCGGGTGGAGCTGACTAATGTTCCGAGACCGGAAACGCAGCAGCCTTCAACTGCCTTTCGACCCGGGCAACCTGCTCAGTCGCGCGCTTGTGAAATTCAAGAGCGCCTGGGCTGTCTGCCCCAGACGGATCGAAATGCGACCGGAGCTGAGCGAGCACGTTGGTGAACGTGACCTCCGGCTCGGGCGAGTCCGCGATAAGGCTTCCCGTAACGTCAAACAAAAGACGCTCGGTCACGGCAAGTCGCACAATGAGATCGTTCAGCATTTCGTTGATGTCGGCCACAGCACACCCCCTCAAATCGCCCCGGAGACGGCTTCACTGTACCGGGCATATGTCGATTGGAGTGATCGCTGTAGCACACGGCTGATGCAACCGGAAGCGGAGGCTATTTCCTGATGCCTCAAGTTTCCGCCCTGCAAGTTGCCGATGCAAAACGTTTGCAGCCGCCGGCCGCTCACAGGGCGGAACGGCTCCTGACCGATGCTGGCGACCTGATTGCCGAAATCGGCACACTCAAAACGGATCTGGAAGCCTGCCTTGAGATCCGCCCCCACGACAAGGCCGAGATCCTCCGCCTTGTCGAAAACCTCAAGAAGCGCGCCATGACGCTGCACGGCCAGGCAGTGCAGGCCTGTCAGGCAATCAAGGAAGGCCGATAACGGCCGGAAAGGAAGCGGAATGCAGTTCATCCACGTCCACGGGCCGGCAGCGACCGGCAAGACATTGAACCGCGATCTGATCGCCGAACACTTTAATTGCGACATGATTATCGATGACGGCAGGCTCGTCCAACACGGCACGCACAGGGCACTGGTTCTGTGCCAGGAAGCACCGGATGAGGACACCCCCTCTGATGGCACTTTCGATATCGGTACCACCCGTAAGTATATCCTTAACCACCCAGGATATGCCGGTCGGTGGATTGAGCCGTCGCCGAAACTTAAACCCAAAGAGACCTCGCAAGAGGACAACCTGTCCAGTCTCTTCTTTCGCGTTCCGAGATCTTTAGTGCCGACTGACCCGCGGGTGGAGATTCGCAACACGGTCCATTTTGACGATCTGAAAGAACCGGACCCGGATTATCTGTGCCCCGACACGCGCAAAATGGCGGAAAACATGATCGGCGCCATGATGCAGACGCCCGACATCTACCCACGCGCTCTGTATGGCCGCCAGCCCTGCGAAATCGATGTTGCGTGCAATGCCCCGCCGATGGGGGAAGATGGTCAACCGGCTACGGAAACACCTCAATTCAAACTCGGCGCGGTGGTTCGCCTGAAATCCTGCGTCAAACCGATGACGGTGGTGTCTGACCGCTGCGGCAACACCTATGACGTCATGTGGTTCGACGGCACCGAATTGAAAGAAGAGTCTTTCCACGTCGATTGTCTGGCTCCCAGCGAACCCGACATTGACCATCGCTTCGATGTTCCGTGGTGAGACAATCAGATGTTTGACAACTCCCACAACACTTGGCGCCAGGGCCGATTTATCGAGCTTGCTAGCTACGATATGCGGTCTCCGGCCTGGAAGGACACGCAGCGACAGACCGAAGCGTATCTGGTTCGATCGTCACCAAGACAAAACGCGATTTGCACCGCGTGTACCCCGTGCGCTGCAGTTTGGATCGCCGAACGGCTCAACTTAGCCGCCGATCTGGAACGCCTCGTCACCGATTTTGCGCGCGGCGAAACCGATGGCCAGAAACTCAAAGACTTCATTCGCTCGAAAGAGCAATCACCGGCAAGGAACCCTGTCCCATGACACAGCATGCCAATCCTGTTTCCGCCCGCTGCATGGCAAACCCGATGCTGATGGCATCCGGCCGCGCAGTCGATCTCGCTAACCTTGCGCCCGCCGGTATTTTCTGGCCTGACCTCGTCGAGGCGCTTGTGAAGATACCCCGCTTCAATGGCGCAACACCTCATGTTCACTACAGCGCCGCGCAGCATTGCTGCCTGATGTACGATCGGGCACTCGATGCGCACAAGGCTCATGCCCTGCTGTCTGATTTCCATGTCGCGTTTTCCTGCGAGCCCGCTTGGCCGTTCCTCGCGTTCGCAGCGGCAAAAACCGACTTCGCCGACGCCTTCATGGACGCGATCCGCGAGGCGAAGGGCGAACTGACCGACGCCATCTATGCAGCCGCTGGCCTTCCGGTAGATGAAGACGACGAAATCGCCATGGCTCGGCTTAAGTACCTTCAGATCCTCGACAAATCCGTGACCGCAACCGAGGTTCGAGATCTCCTGAAGGCAAGCGCCGTCATGGAAACATGGCACCTGCCGAACCCCTTCAAGGAAGTCATCAAGCCCTGGGGCCTGGACGAAGCCCGCACCCAGCTAGAGTTGCGCCTTACCTTCATCGGCATCCGGACGCGGGGCTAAGACCGTGTCCGAGGCAAAAAGAGACACCCAGCGAGCCCTCAAGGCAGCCCAGGAAATTCTTGACGGTCGCGGCATGGATGATGCGGCTGCCGTCATGGTGACGCTTGAGCACGCAGTGGCGACACTTCTGATGGCCCTCTACCGCGATCATGCCTTCGCCGCCTCGATGCTGAATGAAAGCCTGGTACCGGGCATCGAGGCCAGGATCGCCCGCACCCGCACATCATCCAATTCCGCCTGCTGGCGGCTCGCAGAGCAGTAAGAAAGGTTCTTTCATGCCTGATCACTATCTGTCTGATGAAATGATTTCCGAGTTTTGGCCTGAGGCAAAAACGGCGGAAGATCGCGACGAATTACGCAAGCAGTTTCATGCGCTCATGGCTCAGCTTAGACGTGTTTGGTTCCGAAGGCTTCCTCGCCACCATGAACTATTTGCCCAAATCACCGCCGAGAAGGCAAAAGAACTTCCAATCCGGGTTGCCGAGCTTGAAGACGCTCTCGCAGGACTGCCCAACCACTGGCATCAGTATCAATGGAAAGCTGATAAAAAACCGGTCTTCGGAGAGAAGTATATTCGCTCGGTCTACGGAGATAACGGCAACGGAGCGGGACGTCAGGCAATTGCCGTTGTTCCTCATCAAAAAGAATACTTTGGCACGGTCGCTGATTTCATCGCGGCCGCAAATCCCGACACGGTTACGATGCTGCTGGCAAGGCTGAGAGATCTTGAAACTCAGACGCCCGAGATACCAGCGCTCGATTGGGAAGAGCCGAGCAGCAAAAACAATCAGTGCTGGGTCGCACGCACCATCATCGGCGAATATTGGGTAGCCTTCGAAGACGGATGGGACGCCGGCCTCGAAGACGGCCCGAAGAGTTGGGAATGGGAACCGGAATATGATCGCAGATCGTACGAAGGGCCGCACGCAGCCATGAAGGCCTGCCAACAGCACTATTCGAGCGTTCTCAACAGCGCGTTGCGGCCCGCGCGGTAACTCCATGGCGGCAGCACAGAACATGCGGATCTACAAGAAGCGCGCCAAACGTGCGCGTGAGATCCTGACTTGTGAGTTCGGTTACAGGTCCAACAGCTTCGACACCCTGAAACCGGATGACGAAGCTGGATACGAGCTTCTCGGCAATATTGATGGCCCTGAGCCGTTGACCGGGACGCCTGTTGTTGTCGAGAGGGACTATTGGACGGCAGACTGCAACATCGCATGCTGCGTCGAGTATGTCCTGGACCATCTTTTATGGGACGTTTCACACGCTCAGCTTAACCGCCGTTACAGCCAAATGCGAGGGTAAGGACATGGGAGCAACGCAAAATCACCCGTCCGTCGCACCGCGCGGCCTTAGCCGTGCTGATGCAGCACGGTATGTCGGTGTCGGTGTCAGTCTCTTCAATCAGATGATTTCGAAGAACCTCATGCCCCCAGCGCGGGCAATTGGTGGCCGGCACGTCTGGGATATTCGTGAGCTTGACGCAGCATTTGACGAACTTCCCCACATGGACGAAGGTTCAACTTCACCGCTAGTAGCTGGGAACGATGATCCCGCCGGCAGTCCTGACAACGATTTTGTTTAGCACCAGATGGGAGCCATAGATGCCGGCAAGTCCTGATCGGAAGCCATGCGCGGTCTGCACAAAATGCGGGATCTATGGGCGCTCGATGCAATTCATTAATGAGCAATGCGGCCAGCGCATCGGTAAAAAGCGATGCCAGGGCGTAATGGGTAGCGCTCTTGGGAATGACGACTGGATTGAATGCCCTTCTTGCGACGGTACCGACCGTAGCTGCCCTACATGCCAGGGGACCGGCTGGAGATACAACCGGCGTTGATAGAGAGCCAAGGAACCAAGCATGACATACAGCTGGACCACAGCAGCTGCTCACCCCCCCTTCGTTCAGTTCGTCATTGAGAACATTTCAAACGATGACGTTCCCGACTTGTCTGCATGGCCGTATTCGGCTCAAACTTACAAGATGCTACGCGGCCAAATCTTGGCTGCATTGGGTGAAAAGAAAACACCTTCAGCAGGATTGAAGCTGAAGGGATAGGAGTGACCAAATGGCCGTATATTCGAGCGAAAATGGCGAAGAAGTCAAAAAGCTTATTGAGGAAATGAATGAGATCCTCAACAAGATTAAAGAGTTGAGCGCAACCGGTGATCTCCAGGGAATTCTGGAAATCGAGAAGCGACATCACGAAATCGCCAATCGACTTCGCGAACTCCAAATTTCCTGATTTGATTTGCCGAATAAGGAGGCGTCCATGACCAGGAAGATTAAAGGTGTAGTGAAAGACACCGACCGGCATGGAAACGTCAGGGTATATTTCCGGCCGACTGAAGGGCCGAAGGTTCGATTGCATGAACCATACGACAGCGCAGAGTTTCACGAAGAGCTTGCATGTGCCCGGCTAGGCCTTCCCTACAAGAAGGCTTCTGACCAGGCTGACGGTCCCGAGATCAGCAAAATACGCCGTGGCTCTTTCGGCTGGTTGACCGAGAACTACCTGTCTCGCGCGCCCATGGCAGATAGCACCAGGGCGCAGAAGCGTCGAGTGCTCACAGCGATCGGCGACGAAACCTGTCTCAGCAAGTCTGGCACCCCTCTCCGCCACATGAACTACAACGGCCTGACACGCAAACATATTGCGCTGTTACGGGATCAGAAACGAGACAAGGTCGAAGCCGCAAACCACCGCGTCAAGGCACTGTCGGCCTTATTCGTCTGGGCGATCGATGAGGAGTTTATGACTGAGAACCCGGCATCCTCTGTGAAGAAGTTCAAGGGAAACGCCGGCGGACATCACACCTGGACCGATATGGAACTCGAACAATTCGAGGATCGACACCCCAAGGGAACCAAGGCACGGCTCGCCTACACGATTTTCCGCTACACAGGCCTGCGGATCTCCGATGTTGCCAGGTTCGGGAAACAGCACCTCTACTGGCGCAATATCACCGTTGACGATGAAACCGGTGACACTGAGAAGGTCCAGTTCTTCAGGATCAAGACCTTCAAGGAAACCGGCGCGAAAGAACCAGTGTGGATCGACATGCCGGTATTGCCGCCACTCGCAGAAGCCCTTGCCGAGGCAGACTCGGATCACCTCACCTTCCTTATTTCCGATCACGGCAAGCCATTCAGCGTCAAGGGCCTCGGAAACAGGATGCGCAAGTGGTACGACGAGGCCGGCCTAAAACATTGTTCTTCGCACGGCATCAGAAAAGCCGATGCTGTAATCGCCGCTGAGAGCGGTGCAACCGCGAACCAGCTGCTTTCCATGTTTGGATGGGTAAATATCAAACAGGCTCAGCGCTACACCCGCGCAGCGAACCGGCGCAAGCTTGCAGAAACCGGCGTTCACAGCCTTCTTGGAACCAAGAAAGTGGGACAATCAAAAAGCTAA